TAGGAGTAGGGTTCTAATTGCAAGTTGAAGTTATGAATATAGAAAAAGCAAAAGAGATCATATGTAAAGAGTTTGAAAAGACTCCAGAGCTAAAATTAAAATATATTGAAACTATATCTAGCTTATTAGAGAATAAGCTTGAGGTTGATAATCTTAAGGCTCTTCGTGTTGCCACTTCTATCGTTAAGATCCTCTTTGGAGTATAAGTCTTTCCTAAAACTCACAAGTTAATCACAAATGCCGTACAAAGGTGATACTTGGTTTAGAATTAGAGGAGAGCCCACTTATAGAAGGTTTTTCATAAGATGTGCATTCGAAGAACCAAGGGATCATATACTACTATGGGATAGTACAATTAGAGAAAATTTAGATAGTCCAGGTAAGTGGACAGTAAGTACTAATTTAAATCTAACAGAACTTAGTCCGTATTCTATACATTATGAAACTACAAGAAGATTTAACAGTGAAGCTATTAAGATAAAAATAGGCCTATATAGAGATGGATTTCATATTACTATGAACGGATATGGCGATCTTCGAAAACATCTATTCAACGATGTAAACCAATATGGCTTATGGACGCAAGAAGCAGCCAAAGTTGCACCAATGACTAACGAGCTTTTGAAAAAGATAGAAGCGTATTATTTCAAGCTAATAAATCCACTCAAATAGCTTCGTATTATTCTTATAATTAACATAGATAAATTATAAACTAGAGGTAATATTATGAACGACATTCTGGCAAGCAAGGTTCTTGTACTTAATAGACTCTACAGACCGATTGGTGTAATCACAGCACGAGATGCGTTCGTAAAACTCTACATTGAAATCGCAGAAGTTGTTACAGTCGAGAACGGATCATACTCAAACTATGATTTCAATAGTTGGGCCGATATCTCAGACCTGAGAGAAAAACTCGAAGAGCTGGGTGATCTTGACGATGTAGTCTACACTGAGAGATTGACTCTTATTGTACCGAGAGTAATTCGTCTCATCAAGTATGACCGAATGCCGAAGCAGACGCTTAAGTTGACTCGAAGAAATGTTTACATCCGAGACGAAAACACTTGCCAGTATTGTGGAAAGAAATTGCCGACTGACAAGTTGAATATTGACCACGTAGTTCCGAAGTCTCAAGGCGGAAAGAACACGTGGGAAAATCTCGTATGCTCTTGCTTCAATTGCAATAGCAAGAAGGCTGGAAAGACTCCCGTACAAGCTCGTATGAAACTTAAGAAGCCAGCTCTCAAGCCGAAGTTCAATCCAGCTTTGAAAGTTCACATTTCTTCTAGGAAATATGAGGCTTGGACTTCGTTTATATCAGAGTCGTATTGGAATATAGAACTCGAAGAATAAACAGAGCGGCCTTAACTGGCCGCTTTTTTTATGTGTGTGTCAAAGATAAATACGTGGCTAATAAAAACAAAATTTTTAAATATGAATGGCGCGGTGACAATATAGGTTTTGCTGTTTTTTATGAAGAAGATAGATACTTCTGGGTAGCTCTTGATAGCGAAACGAAAAAGATCTCATCGGGTTTTCAAGATGTTAGCGGTTTTCAAGAAAGTAAACAAGTTGAAATAAGAGAATTTTTTGAGGCTATTTTTGGAAATTTATAAATACAAGTGGACAGGCGGAATTGGTTTTGCTATTCTTCTTTTTGACGAAGAAAAAGGTTATCTTTGGGTTGCTGACCCAACAAGCGATTCTTACGAAGGTTCTGGAGTTTTATACGGACACAAAGAAGATAAAAAGCGATTAATGACAACAGAAAAATCGCTAATAAAAATAAACCAAATTCCTCGAGATATAATACATTATTTTTTTAAGGCTATTTTTGAACCACGAGTAGCATAATTGATTTTATAGTTTTAACAGGAGGAAAACATGATTTTAATAGTAATAGCATTAATCATATGTGCTTATGTCGTTGGTTGGAACTGGCATGAACAACTAAACGCTGAGATTGTAAAAGCAGTAAAATGGGTTGGGCAGCAGATCGTGAAGCTTTGGAAAGCTATTTGGAAAAAGAAGTAGGTATTCGCATAAATCGGATAGTATATGAAAACGATAGAATACTACACGGTGGGACAAAACGATTCGGCTGCTTCAATATTGAGGCGCTTAGATAAAAGATATAATCTATCGAACATATACCCGATTTCTCAACCTGTTAGTTTTATGGGTAATGCTAAAGTTTTAGAAATAAGAATAGTAAATAGTAATGCAAATATAAAAGTAGATGGACCGGGATTCATAATAGACTCAATTTATAATAAACTCAGAGAAAGAGAAAGATAATGATTATGATAATCACCACAATCACTACACAGAATACGGATCCCCAAACAGATTCTGCGTAAATTGTGGGAAGTTATATAACGTTAGGGCTTCCCATATAAGGAAGCCCTTTTTTATTGACATTTCGACGATATGGTATGGTATAGTAGTAATAGATGCCGAGGTCGGATAGTGGTTGATTCCACCTGATTTGTAATCAGGATCTGCAAAGACACGTGGGTTCGAATCCCACCCTCGGCTAATTCGAACTTTCCAAACAAGATAATTACGATGTCCTTGGAGGTTCGAAATGGTTTGTGAAAACTGTGGCAAAGACCATAATGGTAGCTATGGGTCAGGCAGGTTCTGCTCTGGGCCATGTGCTAGATGTTTCAGTACAAAAAACAATAGAGACGAGATAAATAGAAAAGTATCTGTTAGTCTCGGTGGAACCGGAGAAACAAAAGAAACAATCTGTGAAAATTGTGGCACTCAATTTCGTAGAAAAAACAAGAACGCTAAATACTGTTCTTTGAGTTGTCAGCATGCACATCAATGGGAATTGTATAAAAGAAAAGTAGAACTCATTGGTAGTTTTGAAATTAGTTTAAATGGTAGCGGCTCAAAAAGAGCCAAGAAGTATTTAGCAGAAGTGAGAAGCGATAAATGCGAAATTTGTGGTATTACAGATTGGTTAAGTAAACCACTAATCAAAGTTTTAGATCATATAGACGGAGATGCTATAAATAACAAACTAGACAATCTCAGATTACTTTGTTCAAATTGTGATAGCCAGCTTGAAACATATAAAAGTAAAAACAGAAAGAGTAAAAGATTGTATAGACGTAGAATCGATAAAAGCTTATAATTGAATTGCAGCTGTGGTGGAATCTGGGATACACGTAGCGTTCAGAACGCTATGCTCGTAGAGCTTGAGAGTTCAAATCTCTCCAGCTGCAAAGGTGATACATGATTTACTTAACGGGCGATACTCATTCTGATGTTAGAAGGTTTAGTAGTGAAGTGTTCCCTGCTGGTAAAGATTTAACCAAAAGAGATTATATGATTATTCTCGGTGACTTCGGTCTCATTTGGAATAAAGACGTCTCAAGTGATTATGAAAAATATTGGATTAATTGGTTAAGCGAGAAACCTTGGACTACTCTTTTTCTTGATGGAAATCACGAGAACTTTGATAGACTCGATAAGTTGCCGCAAATGAAAATGCTTAGTGGTGAAGTTGGAATTGTCAGCGATAGCATATTTCATCTCAAAAGAGGGGAGATTTATAATATTGAAGGTATCAGACTTTTTACATTTGGAGGAGCCAACTCTATTGATAAAGCCCAAAGAGTTGAGAATGTTAGTTGGTGGTCTAGAGAGCTTCCAAATTTTGCAGAGTATGATCACGCTTTAGAGAATTTAGAAAAACATGATTGGGACGTAAATTTGATATTGACTCATGACGCACCAGAATCAATTTACGATATTATAGCTCAAAAATATTTTTCTACTAAAAGACCAAACTATGATTTGCCCAAGTTTCTTGAAGAAGTAAAAAAGAAAACTCAATTTGAGTCTTGGGTCTTTGGACACTTTCATATTAATGATACTTTTGAAAAACGTTTTACGTGTTTGTATGAAAAAATTGTTTTGTTAGAATAAGGAGGCGTAGTTCAGCTGGTTAGAACGCTAGCCTGTCAAGCTAGAGGCCGCGGGTTCGAGTCCCGTCGCTTCCGAAGGAGAGACTAATATGAAATGGGTAAAATGGAGAAGCGGTCACAGTTCTGGATATAGTAAATGGAAATACATGCCACTCTATGTGGATAAGGCTACAAAAGATATCGAAGAATCAGTAGAATACGAAATGCAAGAAAAAGCAGAAGAGTATTCTTGGTCTGAGCATTTTAGAGGAATTGATTGGGAAATCATAGATCATAAGAAAGTTCCCAACATCAAAATAGAGGAGATTCACAAGAACTTGTTAGATTCTGTAGAAGATCTGAAAAGATCTATCAAAGTAAAAGAAGAAAACTCAATCCTTATCAAGAAACTTTTTGGCAAAGGGTCAAAGACTGACCCTGATGAAATTGCTTATGCTAAACATAGGAAAAAGATAGATGCTCAATTGAAAAGACTTGAAAAAGAGAGGCAAGCTGAATATGAGAAATCAAAATCGAATAAGAGTTTAAGAACGATATGCAAATGTTGCGATGGAAAAGGATGGAAAAATAATAAATTTAATATCACAACATGTCCCGTTTGTAACGGAGAAGGAACTGTGAGTCTGATTGTTAACGGGCTGTAGCGTAGCGGTCTAACGCACTTGGCTGGGGGCCAAGGGATCGCCAGTTCAAGTCTGGCCAGCCCGAAATATGACAAAGAAGCAAATAACAATAAAACTTCTCAAAGAGAAAACATGTGAAAACTGTATTACTTATAAAATCCATCATTCTTGTTCGGTGAAAGACTTGAATAATGGAACTTGTAGAAAGTTTTCTAAAGGATCAATGATTGAACCGCCATATCCATGGCCAAGGCCAGCAAAGAGGTAAAGCGAATGGCTAGAGGAAAAAAGACTGTATTCAAACTCAAAAGCATAATGGCAGAAGTTGAGTGCAGTAAATGTGGAAAGTTTAAAATCAAACTCAGCGAAAACGATTTTCACGCAAGTGAATCAGAGTGTGATTTGTGCGGTAGCCATTTATCAATATCTATTAATGTTGTTTGCCCTAAGTGCAAAAAATATGATTCAATAGATATTAATACTTGGTGAGGTGGATTACGAACTGCCAACTTAGCTTAGACGGTTAAAGCACTTGTCCCGTAAATAAGAGATCCCGGGTTCGACTCCCGGAGTTGGCTTAAACTTTCAATTCTGAATGCCCTTGTAGCTCAGACGGTAGAGCACCAACTTGGTAAGTTGGGGGTCTCCAGTTCGATCCTGGACATGGGCTAAAGTCGGGAGGCAATATGAAAGTAGAAATAGATTTCCAAGATTTCAAAGAAGTAAGGCCAAAAACTAAAAAGTGGTACATCTGTATTGTAAAAGAATATCATGGCAACGAATGCCACAATACTTTACGTAGTGGATTTTGGGAAGATGGTCAGTTTTGGAGCAATGAGCGCGAAGACGCTTGGGGCATAGGAGAAGTTTTATATTGGGCAGATGCTGATGATTTTAACTCAAGATAATTTCGATGAGGGTTTATAATAAAGGTATGAAAAACAAAAACTATCTTCAAGAAAATCTGCTTGACGGAAGAACCTTCGAAGATGTCCTCGATGAAGCTCTCGCTGAAGTTGTGAACGGGGAATGTAAAGAGGTATCTTGGGAGGATGAAATTGAACTTATTCGAACTCTTGAGAGAGATTCTCTTGGAGTCGGAGACTTTCACTCTAAAAGAAACTAAAGCTTATAGAAAAGGTCTTCCAGCATATATCTCGAAAGTAAAAGAAGCTTCTAAAAAATTAGAAGACATATTCAAGTATTTGCGTGTTGGTCAGATGCCACCAAGAGAATTGAATAGGCCACATAAAATAGAGAAAGGGAAAAGATGGTCTCATATACCTGGTGACATCTGGGACATTCATATTGGTTCCGCTAATTCAGACTGGATTTTACTTATCAACAGAGATGAAGCTAATAAAATAATCAATTTGCTTGCAATAGGCACGCATTCAAAATTAGCTAATCTTCTCTGACATTCGCTCGTAGTGTAATGGTAACACGACAGACTCTGGATCTGTATACTTGGGGTTCAAGTCCTCACGGGCGAGCATATATTCCGGTGTCGTATAATGGCAGTACGTTGGGCTTTGGACCCGAAGGTCGAGGTTCGATTCCTTGCACCGGAGAAAACATTTTAAAGTCAAGATAATATCGCTATGGAGGTTCTAACATGTCTGACGTTGAAAAAGAATTTGATGAAAGAGAATTAGAAGATGAATTTGGTGTTGAAGGAGACGACGAAGATGAAGAGCTTGAAAGCGAAGAAACCAAAGAAGACGAAGAAGAGTATATCGACGAAGACCTCGATAAAGACGAAGAGTCCGAAGAAGTCAAAAAAGACAAATTCGGCTTCGACAAATATGACGTCGAAGATGAAGAAGATCCCCTCGACGGCTCCGAGTGAAAATTATTAAAATATGGGACTAACATATAAAGACACTGGAGTCGACATCGATAAGGGTGATCAGTTTGTAGAGATCATCAAGAAGAGGCTTCCTCCGAAAGATCAAGCTAACATTGGTCTATTCGGAGGACTCTTCGATATATCTTCTCTCGGTTATAAAAATCCCGTTCTTGTTTCAAGCACTGATGGCGTTGGCACAAAGTTGCTCGTCGCACGAGAAGCAAATAAGTTCGACGCTATTGGAATTGACCTCGTTGCTATGTGTGTAAATGATGTGATACCACTTGGAGCGAAGCCACTCTTTTTCCTTGATTACCTCGCAACCGCTTATCTCGACCTTGAAACAGCTACAACAATTATTGATGGTATTTTAGAAGGATGTCGCCAAGCAGGGTGCTCTCTCCTCGGTGGTGAAACTGCTGAGATGCCGGGTGTATATAGAGAAGGTGATTATGAGCTCGCAGGTTTCACAGTTGGAATTGTAGAACGAGACAAGATCATTTACGGAAAGACGATCATCGAGGGAGATGCTCTTGTTGGAATACGCTCGAGCGGAATTCATAGCAACGGGCTCAGTCTTGCAAGAGCAGCGCTAGTAAATTTTAAATTTGAAGAGTCTTTATTACAAGAGCTCCTCGTTCCTACTCGCATTTACGTAAAGCTTGTTCTCGATCTCCTTACGAAAACAGAAATAAAAGGAATTGCCCACATAACAGGTGGCGGAATTTACGGAAATACAAAAAGACTTTTACCTAAAAATCTTGATCTTAACATTCACTGGGACATCTTACAACCGCAACCGATTTTCAAAATCTTGCAAGAAGCGGGCAATATTGAAGACGAAGAGATGAGGAAAACTTTCAATCTCGGCGTCGGGATGGTATTCATTGTAAATCTTGAAAAAGAAAAAGAGTTCTGTTCTCTCCTCACCGAGATGGGAGAAGAGCCAATTTCAATTGGTGAAGTTGTGAAACAGCATATATAAGAATAAGGCATAACTCTAACGACTACGGGTCAGGCTGGCGAGGTCGATCCCAGCTAAGGGTTAAGTCGAAAGACTGAGCGTATCTAGCTTTAGCAAGCTGAACCCTGACTCGATTTATGCCTTAAGATAAAAATGGATTTCCCGGAATAATAATTTCTCAGAGTGATTTCATAAATTTTCTAAGATGCTCTTCTTTTGGTTTCGCATAAATAAGCATATACTTTTCTAGGGAGATAATATGATGGTACACATTTTTTATCACAATAAAGATTTAGATGGACATTGTTCTGGAGCTATTGCAAAATACTACCATTTACAAAGTGGCACTTCGGTAGTTATGCACCCATATGATTATGGTGAGCCTTTCCCATTCGACAAAGTTCAAGATGGCTTAGACGTATGGATGGTTGATATAACTTCTAGTCCATATGAAGTTCTGCTAGAAGTTCGCAAAAGATACAACCTTTTCGTCATCGACCATCACAAATCTTTCATCGAAAGCGAAGTCTGTAAAAAGATACCTGGTGTATTTGTAAACGGAACTGCAGCTTGTGAGCTAACTTGGAATCATTGTTTTCCAGACACAATGATGCCAAACATAGTTCATAGACTCGCTCAGTATGATATCTGGGACAATAAGGACAAAAACATTTGGGACAAAGAGATAATGCCTCATCAAATGGGCATAAAGATGTATAATACTGATCCGAGCGATGTTGTCGGATATGGCTTTTGGAAAAATTACTTCGACGACTTTTTCCGAAAACCTGAAGACGATCTAACTCCGAAGTTTGTTGCAATAGAAGACGCAATAAGGAAAACTGGAACTACTATCATTAAATATCAAGGTCAAGAAGACGACAACACTGTTGGTTTTTATTCGTTCCCGGCTGAGTTTGAAGACATGAGAGCTATTTGTCTTAATAGCGCAAGATTCAATTCACAAGTATTCAAATCAGTTTGGGATAATGAAAAGTATGACATTATGCTTGCTTGGGTCAGCGTGAAAGGCGACTATTATAAAGTTTCACTTTATACCGACAAAGAAGGAATTGACGTAAGTAATATAGCAAAGAGATTTGGTGGCGGCGGTCACAAACAAGCTGCTGGATTCATATGCCACAAGTTTTCAATAAGCAAATCCAGAGGAATTAAATTCATAACTGTAGAACCGTAGAGGTTAATATATGATTCCAGTTTTAAACGTGAAGGGAAAGACTTTACCTGAAGCTTATGAAAACTCTTTGATAGAACTTTATCGAAGCGGCGAAAGAATTAAAACTCAATACGACAATCCTGACGATCTGCCTTCTGTAGATGCAACTGTAAACATAACAATTGAAGAACCTGAAGCAGACCCTATGATTTATAAAATCTTTCCTGGTGGAATCGAAGATCTTCGTGAATATGTGATGGAGCTTCAAGGCGCAAAAGATCACTGGGTCAAGAATATGAACGATCCAGAAGATAAACGTTGGGAATATACTTATCATCAAAGATTAGTTGCTTGGGGGACCTGGAAAGAGAGCAACAAAATAGTGTCAATAACTAGACCGGTGAATCAATTTCAGGCAATGATTAAAAAACTTATTGATGCACCTTATACACGCAGAGCTCAGGCTGTTACTTGGATGCCGTCTTTAGATAACATCGTCTACGATCCGCCCTGTTTGCAGTCAATCTGGTGTAGATTAACAGACGAACTAGATGGTACATTAGCTCTGAACGCAAATATTAGGTTCCGAAGCAACGACGCCTGGGGCGCTGCATTTATGAACATGTTTGGTTTGACCATGCTCATCAGATTAGAGATAGCTAACCCAGTTGAAGAAAGTTTAGGTAAACCGGTGAAGCTGGGTAGGATTAACTGGCAAGCTGATAGTTATCATGTTTACGGCAAAGATATCAAAGCTCTTGTGCAAAGAGTCATTAATAATTTCAAACCTCTTACTGAGAAAGTATATTATTTTTACAGTCCTGAAGTTCAAGAGATCTGGAAAGAAGCTTCATCTAAGATTAAGGATAAAATTAGAAAATACGACGAAGAGCATTCACTGGGGGAATAAAGTGATTTGGATCGGCTTAATACTTTGGTATATTATAGGCTTTTACTTTATGTTAAAAACGGGTATTCATACATTTGGTGGAGTTACTATTTTTGTACTATTGTCTTCTATGTTGATGGGAATTGGGGGACTGTTTATAATGGTTACATATTTAGATACTATTGGTAAAATAAACTTAAAACTCCCACCTTGGTGTGATACATATATTTGGAAAAAGAAAGGATAGAGACATGATTGATTATTCTATTTTGCCAGAACATATGCAAGAAGGAATGAAGCTTTATATTGAGAAGGGAATTAAACCTGGACATTTTCTACGAGCAGTTCTAGAAAATAATCTTGTTGAATCGTTTGCACGTGCAGATGACATTAATATTAAGAATATGTTCAATTGGGCTGATTTCATGTACAATCAATGCCCAGAAGAAGCTCGAGGAAGTAAAGAGAAAGTAGAACAGTGGATTCAGAGTTTTGAAAGAGACATAAGTGACAATAGATGAAGCAAAGAAATTCATCGGTAGGGAAGCTAGCTTTTCTAAAATTACTGGTAAAATAGTTAATGTACGCAAATTACCGTTTAGCGATATAATTGTAGCTTTTCTCGATGATGAAAGCGTTGTAAATATAGAAATTCTAAAGATCAAAGAAGAACCGAAAACTATAATTGAGGAAACAAAGTAGGAGGCAGTAAAATGAATAAACTATTGATAGCAGTAATAGCTATAATTGTAGTTCTTGTATCATCAATTGCTTTTGCAACAAATTCGAAAGGAGAAGTAGAAGTATCGTTCTATGATTTTGGTCCTTACGAAGAAATGCTAACGATAGATGCACAGTTCGGTATAGCAATTGGTCAAGATGGAAAGTTTCAGTTTTATCCATATATGAGATACTTTGCACCGGTAACTATAGTTCCTGGTAAAGATTTTGTTCTATCAGATCTTAGCTTAGGTACTTCATTTATATTGGGTAAATATTCAAGTTTTAGTGTTGAAGCTACAATGGACCAAAACACTAAATATAAAGGTACAAAATCAAGTTTTAAGCTTGAATGGTGATGAAGAGAGGGCAGAGAAATGAAGATCTTGATGATAATTTTAGCATTTTTTATACTTAGCACAACTATGTTATTTGCCGAAGGGAAAGACAACTTGGGAGAAATCGGATTTGACATCAACTATTTAGACCCTGACCAATCTTTATTCACTTTTGAGATGTCGCCACAGGTGAAGATCGGTAGAAACAGTTTTATAGAGTTTTTAATAAGAGTTGATGTTAGCGCTCAATATATACCAGCTGAACTACGCTATTGTCCCAGGTTAGATAAAGAAGCATATGATCCGTCTTATTTTGTGTATAATCCAAATAGTTATTTGGGACTAAACTTTACCTAAATATTGTAGATATCAAAACTAGCATCAATACTCTGGCGACTTCATTACTGAGTTAGAGTAAATCTTAAATGAAACTAGGAGAAAATATTAAACGGCTTATTTACACTGTCATTCCTGTGGGTGGAGTCAAGATGATTTTTGGACTCGTAAATACAATCCTATAACAAAAATTTTAGAACGACGTAAAGTGGTTGATTAAGCCAAAAGAAAATTTTGATATAGATTAAGAGTTTTCGCATAGATAATTCAAGATAAAGCAAAAGGAGTTTAAATTCAATGTTGAAACAGTTAGCAATCTGGCACATATCGCTACCTCTCCCAAGATATAATATCGAAGGTGGAGTAGCAAGTGGATAGGGCAGAGAGCTATCTGTAGATTTGAGTTTAAAGCTCTCTGCTAAAAGATTTAGTAGAGAGCTTTTTTTGTTGATAGTTTCGATGCATTATTATAATTATATTCAGACGGTCTCGGTCTTTGAAATACCTCGGGTAGCTTAAAGGTTAAAGCAGGCTCCTTATAAGGGCAAGAGTGGTGGTTCAATTCCATCTCCGAGGACATCCCACCGCCCTTGGCTATTTAAACTCCGCCAGTCAGTCTACAGCTGAGGGCACTCTTTCCCCTGTAGCTCAACGGTAGAGCGTCTGCCTGTTAAGCAGTTGGTTGCAGGTTCGATTCCTGCTGGGGGAGCAGATCTAATGCTAGCCTAAATTATGAAGAGTTAGCTTAGATAATTAAATTGATGGAGTGTTTGGCTGAAAGTCCTAGACTATATTATGAATCTAAATTTGCTGGCGTTAGCTAGCTCGGGAAGTAGGCGAAACACTCATTTTAAGAAGAAACAGAAAATAACTCTGAGCCATCGCTGTAGTAGCAATACTACAGAGGAAACTCCAGACATCACTGCTTAATGTGGGAGGCTAACGCCGCTATCACCACAGAGGATGCAACACAAACAGACTGAGAGGGTGAGCAGCTCTATGAAGTCGGGTAGTGGCATTAGATAGATGATGGCATAAAACAGAATCTGGGTTATTCAGAGTTTAGGTTGAGCTGATGCAGGGAATCTATATTATCAAAAACAAAGTAAATAAAAAAGCCTACATCGGCTCTTCTATTACAATTGAAGATAGACTTGAAAGACATAAAAAAGAATTAAAGTATAAAAGACATAAAAATATACATTTACAAAGGGCTTGGAACAAATATGGGGAAGAAAATTTTGAGTTAGCTATCCTACAGATAATAGAGAACGAGAAAGATTTATTCAGTGAAGAATATAAATATCAAAAGATATTTAATTGTTTGGAGAATGGATACAATCAAGACTATCCTTATGGAGAAAAAATACCAAGGTCTGAAAAAGTTAGGGAAAAAATTTCGAAAGGTTTAACGGGTAAAATTCAGACAGAAGAACAAAAAAGAAAAAATAGCGAATGGCATAAAAATTATATATGGACAGAAGAGCATAAAAAGAAGAGGAGGGACCACCTTATTAGAAAAAATAAGATAAATCCCCCAATGCTCGGTAAATGCCATACACCTGAAGCAAAAAAGAAAATGTCAGAAATGAAACGGGAATCATGGCAAAAAAGAAGGTTGAGAACAGAAAAAGATTATAGAAGCGTGGCTCAATGGCACAGCACCGGTCTCCAAAACCGACATTTGGGGGTTCAAGTCCCTCCGCTTCTGAAAGCAGCGACGAGACAAGAAGGCTGAAGTTAATATGAAATGGTTTAGTAGTGATTGGCATCTTGGACATGATAATGTAATGAAATTTTCTGAGAGGCCATTCGAGAACATTGACGATATGAACGAGAAAATTATATCGAACATGTTATCGGTCGTAAATCAAGGCGACGAACTTTACTTCTTGGGTGATCTCGCTTGGAGAGTATATGCTTTGAACAAGTTCTTTGACAGATGGCCCAAGAGAGTTAATTTTCACTGGATTCTTGGAAATCATGACAAGAGTTGGCAATCTTTTAAAAATCGATGCACTTCTGTATCTGAGATGAAGAAGACGCACATAGGGAATAACACTGTCATACTATGCCATTATCCGATGCTGACTTGGGATAAGTCGCATTATAATTCTTGGATGCTCTTTGGGCATCATCACAGGAATTCACACGGAACGATAGAAGTAGAAAAATTAACAACTGGTAAGATGTTAAATATAAATCTCGAGTTTAACAATTTTATGCCTTACTCAGAAGATCAGATTGCAACGATAATGGCTGAGAAAGATAATAACTGGGATTTGATAAAAAAGGGCGATTAGCTTAAATGGTTAAAGCACTTGACCGATAATCAAGAGAGTCTCAGTTCAATTCTGAGATTGCCCAAATGATAAATGGAATATTAGTTGGAGTAATGATGTCAATAATGCTAATAGGCTTTCTCTTAGCATATATTTCTGATAACAAGAAGAACTAACGATGCGGGGTAGACTGGAGTCTGGTTACCAGCCCTGTCTCATAAGCAGGTCTACGTGGGTTCAAATCCCACCCCCGCTAATAAGAGCTGAATTGTGGGGCTTATCGACAAATTGTAAATTGTAAAGGATGCCTCACGAAAATCTTGCTCTTTAATACGGGCAGTGGGCTAGTTGGTTTAGGTCGCTCGGTTCGGGGCCGAGAAAACGGCGGTTCGAATCCGCCCTGCCCGAAATAGAAGCTGAAGGAAAGTGGTTATCGTAAATGCAAATTACACAAACGCCATTTTCCGAACTCTTGCTTCTTTTTAGGAGACAATATGAAATACACCGAAGAGCCCAAAGATTTATTTTCAGTAGATTTTAAAAAATGGACTCCAGCTCATTGCATTTCGCTTGATTGTAAAATGGGAGCTGGAATCGCAGTACCAGTGAAGAAGAAGTTTAATCTTAGTGGTTTGTACGATGTCGTAGATGAGCTCGGTCTCGAGTACCCAGTTTGTGTACATCACAACGGAGTCTACAACTTAATCACTAAGAAAAATTATTGGGACAAGCCAACATATGACACACTTGAAGGTGCTCTTATCAGCATGAGAGACCATGCTTTAAAGAATGGTATAAATCATATTGTGATGCCGAAGATTGGTTGTGGCATTGATGGACTTTCATGGTCCATAGTCAGAGAGTTTATCCAAGAAGTTTTTGATGACACTGACATAGAAATTTTAATATGTTATATCTAATGAAAAGGAGATAAAGATGATAATGTTCGGAGATAGAATTCTTCTTGAGAAGATAGAAGAAAAAGTCGAAGAGAAAAAATCTGAGGGTGGAATTGTAATTCCTAATCAGGTTGAAGAAAGAAAACTGAAAAACAAACACATCTTTCGTGGAGTTATAAAACTAACTGGAAAAGATGTGAAACTGGTTGAAGCAAAAGATGTAGTGTTATTTAACATCATCAATACACAACAGATTGAGCTTGAAGGAAAAGAATTTTTTATCATGGAAGAAAAAAACCTTTTGGCTAAAATAGCTCCAGAAGCGAAGATTCAAGAAGTTGCGAAACTTATCAACATTTAAGGAGGTGAGACTATGTTGTAGGCTCGCGATCGTGGTCCTCCCGTCTGAATTGATTTCTAACCAATTTCAATTCAAACTATAAGGAGAAAAACCATGACTAAGGAACAGTATTTTCAATTAAAAGAAGAACAGAAGGAACTCGGAAAGAAAATCCGAGAAACGAAGGGCGGGTTCAGGGAAGATCAGAGAAACTTCTCTAAATGCCAGAGCACTGCTAATGATTATTATAAAGGAAAAACAGACAGTGCTACTTGGGAAAAGATTAGACCCGAGTACAACAAGCTTAACGAGAAACAGTTTAAGTCGATGTGTGATTTGCATAAGACGCAAAGAGAGTACAGACACAAACACATCATCTACTGTTTTGCTCGTGGAAAAACTATGAAACAAATTGAGCCTAAAGTTCGAGAGCACAATGAGCCCAACCAAACAGAGCTTCAGAGACTTATGAAACTCTACGACGTTCGGGAACCTCTTGCATTAGAGGTCGCAATATGAAAACCATAGAAGCTTACATGATTTATTGTGGCACTGGTTGTACATGTTGCAGTAGCGAAAACCATTACAGAGGTTTTTACAAGACAGAGGAAGAGGCGAATAGGAGAATTCAATACTTCTATTCTCCAACTAGCAAGTTCTGGCCTCTTGCTTCACAATATGCAACAAGGGGAAGATACTCAGTCGAGAAGGTGACGACTGAAGAAATTGGAGACGGAAGGTTCATTTTGAACAATGATAAAATTCTCCAAGACTTGAGCTTTGTCGAGTTGAACGTTGACGGGTCAATAGAAAATAACGAGGATGATTATTTATTCTCGGATCTATATTGACTATGGGGACTTCGGTCCTCCAAGATGTCTCCGTAGCTCAATGGCAGAGCGGCTGCCTCTAAAGCAGTGTCAGTGAAGGTTCAAGTCCTTTCGGAGACCACAACTATGGGCGATATAATTGGAGTTGTAATGCCTCACAGAAATAATATAATAGGAGTTGTTTATGAAAAAGATGGTCAGATTTATATGGCTGAACCGATAGCAAATTTAACTTCAAAGAAAACTTCAGATCTGAACAATAAAAGTAATGACCATCTTATAAGGTCAATTGAAGACATTAAAAAAGTATATACAATAAAGCAATTAAAGGGCCCCGTAGTTCACCGGATAGAACATTAGCCTTCTAAGCTAATTGTAGCAGGTTCGATTCCTGCCGGGGTCGAATATGTCACCAGTAACTAACAGCTATTATTTTGAAAGGATGCCGAATGGAAATATGTTTATGGCGCCCATAGTAAGACCTCTGCAAGAAGTGATATCTGAAAGAACTCAAGTAGCAGAATTCTTTCGTCAGGGTCCAAACGCCGAAGTTCTTGCTGGAGTTTGTGATCTGATAAAAGCTGATATGGTTTTTAAGAATAAGAAAATAATAATGAAGAATATGAAAGTTTCTACAAGTCTTGAGATGCAACACAAGATTGACATTTACAATACTATTACAGCAAAAGAATTAATAGAAGAATACAAGAAAAACAGAGACAACAATAACGAGAAAAAATATATGAAACGAATAAAGGATTACAAATGAGAAAATGTAATTGGACCGATTGTTTTAGAGAATCTGGTCATTGCGATAATAATTTTAAGCATAAAGTATTTTATTATACTAAAAGGAACAAACACAGACGCAAATTATTGCTATGTGAAGAACATTTAAATACTCTTAGAAAATAGAAGATAGAGCAGATGAAGTAATGGGATTTAAAATAATTGAAATTGTAGAAAGACTCCATCGTCCAACGGACAAGACAGAAGTTTCCTAAACTTCAAATCTGGGTTCAATTCCCAGTGGGGTCAAGATGCCTTACGAGTATCAAAGAAAGTTAAAAGCTATCTATGACGTAATCGGTATGAGAGTTGAAAAAACTCCCATATTGCGAGAAAAAGGTGCAGTGATTATTGAAGATTTTGTAACTCTTCATTATCTGAAAAATAAAAAACTCGTCATATTAAAATGTGCTCCTGGTAGCCGTTTCACCTTAGAATCGATAGCGCAAGAACTTGAAAGGAATTTAACTAAAAGCGACAAGCTTTCTGATTGGTGGCAAATTACTAATGAAGGCTTAGTCATGATCTTTGACATATACGGATATGAAGCTGTCAGGGCAGAAGACCAAAAGAGACTCGTTCAGCTTTTATTAAAGAGAGAGAGAGTTCCGAAAGTTAAAGCAAGATAATTATATGTATAGTTCGATGTATAAACTTTTTGGTAAATTCGTGAAATATAATTCATATATAAGATTGAATTACTCCTGGTTGCCTAAAGGTATAATGTATATTTATGGTAAAACGGAGTTCACGCCTTATCCTTTAGCTATTAGTGGTTCTAAAATTTATACTAGACCAAACGACCCAATAAAAGTTTTACAGTCTAATGATGCAGCAAAGAATTTTATACTAGTGAAACCCACTGAAAGAGAATGCAGAATTTTTATAAATAATATATTCGTCGCAGACTTTGGATATCATAATGAATAAATCGATGAAGAAGCTTTTCGGGAAAGTAATAAAAGCTAAATCTGATAGCGCTGGTGAAGGGTGGTTAGGGATAATGTATGTCTACGGTTCTGAAATAGACGATGGTTATGAGAGGGCTCATATCATAAGAGGTAGTAAGATTTATAAAGAAGAAATGCGATTCGGATTACCGGTAGCTGAAAAAGCTTCTAATTACATAATAACAAAGCCCACTGAAAAGCAATGCAAGAACTTTATCATCAACGCTTTTAATGCCTTTGACTAAGATAAACTCATGGAACTAAATCAAATTCTCCGCCTTGATGAATATGTTGGCTTAGTAGATAAAGGTGAAATAAATCCCAGTGAGTTAGAATTAGCACTGAAACTGTTAAAGTCTAAAGAGGATGCTCAAAGATTAGCTTCTCGGCTTAAAAAAGTAGCACTTCGAAAAGAAGTTAAAAGAGCAAGAGAATTAGCTCAGTCATTCACTAAAAACATTTATGTTTCATTTTTTCTTGATGCTCTCGAAGAAAAACCCGTTGCTCAAGTCTCTTAATGGCTCCATCGTCTAAACGGTTTAGGATATCACTCCCTCAAAGTGAAGACTACGGGTTCAAGCCCCGTTGGAGCTAAAGTTTCGATTCAATCGTATAATTAAAGCATAGATAGGGCGGTTAGCTCAACTGGAAGAGTATCTGGTCTACACCCAGAGGGTCGGGGGTTCAAATCCCTCCCCGCCCAAAACTAAAAAGTGAAGGAGAAAATATGAAACAGATTTTCTGGTTCGTTCTTCTTTTCGCAACTTTGATTTGCACTGTAGCTTCTGCTGACTGGATCGGGATGGAATATGAGATAGAAGGTGGTTGGAGTCCCTTCGGTGGTTTCGGAGGTTATGAGGTAGCTCAAAGTAAATTTCTTACCATCGATGGAAAAACTTATTCTCTCTATTCGTTTGACCAGGAAGAGTGGAACGTTTTTTATCTGGAACTTTCCACTAGAGTTTGGCTTTGGGAGCATATTTTTGTAGGAGGATCAGTCACTACGTTAATGAGCTTTGTGGGGGAGAAAAATTTTAATCCGTATTTCTCGAACTATATGTTTGAGAGCGGAGTTAAGTTCGGTTCTCTTGAATTGTTTTATTCTCACGATTGTACTCATCCTGTGACTCCCTATGCTTATTCTTATCGGCTCACGTCTCTTTGGGGAGAAGGAGGAGTTGACAGGATTGGATTTCGCTTAAAAGGTGGAATGAAATAATTTTAAGGTCCCATCGACTAGTGGTCAGGTCAGCAGCCCTTCAAGCTGTAGACGCGGGTTCGACTCCCGCTGGGACTAATCGCGGTAGTAGCTCAAATGGTAGAGTGCAGTCCTTCCAAGTCTGAAGTTACGGGTTCGAGTCCCGTCTACCGCTCACGGAGTAATAAGACGGAGTAATAAGTATGAGCAAAAACAAAATTTACGTTGTTACTATGTACCGATACGGGAACAAACAGAACGATTCATATGTTCTGGGAGCTTTTTCGAAGAAGCAAAAAGCTTTCGACGAAGCTGATGCAGAAGAAGCTTATCGAGGTGGGAAATATTCTGGTGAAGTACTGGAGTTTAACCCAAATGAATCGATTCGCATTACAGAGAAGGCGAAGATCGTTAGAGTGGTCAAACTTCATCCCGAACTCGGTAGCATACCCAGAGGCGCACTCTAAAATGAAAGAAGATATTAAATGGCCCACGATGAATGAAGTTCGAGAAGCTGATGGAGATCAGATTTTAAAATGGTTTAAAATTCTTCCTGTTCCTATCACAGAAGAACAGAAAGAAATTAAATTAGAAATAGATTGGGCGTTCATAGAGCTCAATCGATAAGGAGACAACATGGACAAGACGTACTCGAGGTGCTGGTCGATCACTACGGCTCCCAGTGTTGGGCTTGGTACTTTAGCATGGATCGCTTTGATTGTCCTCAAAGCTTTGGGACACATCGGCTTATCTTGGTTTTTGGTCATCACTTCAATCATATGGATTCCTATAGCACTCACGATAGCACTCACGATAGCAATAGGAATACCAGTGGTTATTGTTCTTGTAATTGCGGCTATAATCGCATCGCAGCTATAATTAATTAATGGAGGTAATATATGTTTAAGATGGTAATTTGGGTTTTAATAATTGCTTTCTTGCTTTGCGCACTTTGTGTTTTTGTTGTGGGCCCCAAGAAAGTTGGGAACACAATTGAAAAGTACGGCGTGAAGAATACAATTGGAAGGCTCTGGAACGGATCACCTCAATAAGGAGTAAATATGGATTTTGACAAGACGTTCAAACGCACAATTAGGGCTGCTGTTATTATTTGGGTTCTTGTAGCATTTTTCACGGTTGCATTCATTTTTGGAGTAATTTTCTTTGCCGTCAAAGCAGTGAAGGCAGTCGAACAATATGGTCTGAAGAATACAATTGAAAGAGTTTGGGAAGGACCGAGTAAATGAAATGCACTTATTGTGGTAGACGGATTTGGTGGTTTCAAAATAGAGCACCCGATAGTAATGGATATATACATAGTACACCTTTCGGATGTAAATGGCATAAGTTCAATGATCGGATGTCGTTAAAGATAGAGGCTATTTTAGAGATAAAGAAATAGGGGCTGTAGCTCAATTGGGAGAGCGCCTGACCTGCAATCAGGAGGCAGGGAGTTCAAATCTCCTCAGCTCCAAATGAAGCTGAACAGAAAGAGGTTATCGTACTAGGAACGAGAGGTCATTGGTTCGAATCCAATCCTCGGCAAATCATGCCGAGGTAGCCTAGTGGTTAGGGCGCTAAAACATCTTTTTCTAAAAACTTGCTTCTTAATTTTTGAGGTGATAATATGGGAAAGCTAAAGAGAGTAGAAGTTCGAGACATTTTAGAACAAGTAGTAGACTTTGACAGTCTTACTCTAGAAGATGCTCGTAAGTTACTCGATAGTTTTTTAAGTAGATATGCTAGTATTTATCACAATATTTATTTTGAACAAAATTATCAGCACGACATAAGCGATGAACTTCAGCTCATTGGCAACCGATTCGAGAACGACGAGGAATATGGAAGACGACTCGCTGATCAGAAGATGTTTCGAGACAACAAGAAGAAAGAGAAAGAACAAAAGGAAGCTGAAGAATACAAAGAATATTTAAGACTCAGAGAAAAGTTTAATGGGTCGGTTAAGGGTAATTGGTGAACCCTCCAGTCTGTAAAACTGGCGCCTTTCGGCTAACACTGCAGGTTCGAGTCCTGCCCGGCCCAAATGGAAGAATATCCAATATGTCAAAGATGCGGCGTCTGTTGTGCATCTACTCTTTGTAGAGTAGGGAAAGATGGAGATAATGGCATCTGTTTTTTCTTAGAGAAAACTGAGAACAATATTTATTCTTGCTCTTTGTTAGCTTGGAGTAAAATCAAGGGAAGCGACATAAATATAAACAAAGGTTGCATCCTCAGGTCTAAGATCTTTATATTCGAGAATTACGAAAAATTAGCACTTCCTCGATTGGAGAAACGCTTTAGCTGTCAAAACTGGAAAGCTAACTTTGGCAAAAGCTAGAAAAGATATTGAAGAGCTTATAGAAGCCCCGGGACCTTACGGACATAATATTGTAAGTCTTATTTTAAGAAGCATTGCAACAGAACTTGGCTATGATAAAGCTAATAAGATAGTTGAAGAGTTAGAGTTAGATAAAATCTTTTCGATTCCAAAATATTGGCCAGCTATTGATATGCTAAAAAACGGCATTAAAAATTCTCAAGTAGGATTTGAGGGACCTACTAAGAAAAAGTTTTCTACTTTATAAGGAGAGAACATGCTCAAGCCAAATGAAGAAGATTTTTATACTCAGAAGTATTTCGAAGACATAAAATCGATGAATCAATCTTTGAGAAGCGATCCAAAAAACATTCCTTTATTGTTTGAAGATCTCAAGCAATTGATGGTAGATCGTGGCTTTAAAGATCCCGAAGAAATAAAATCTTTGGCCATAACGATGTTGACTTTTCCATTTTCAGGGAAAGTGAAAATGACAGAAGCTGAAATAGAAGAAAACTATAATAAGCTTTTGCTCATTCTAGAAGACGGAATTCTTGAGATTTGTGAGAACTAATAAATCTCGTGAGTAAAGTAGAGATCGCCGAAGCGAGATCAGCAAGCTTTACTCACAGAGGAGCTGGAGAGGTCACAAGAGCAGAAGCTGTAATGGCTTCAGCAAGCTCAGGGGCCACGAATAGGGTCAGTAACGCAATGGTTTAGCGTACCAGACTTTTAATCTGGGAGTTGGAGGTTCGAATCCTCTCTGACCCAAAAGAAAGACTGACCGTGAAGGGGTTACCGACTGATAATCGAGAGGTCGTGAGTTCAAATCTCACTCAGTCTGAAAAGACTGATAGCTCAGGCTGGTAGAGCACTAAAATATCCTTTTGCAATTTCTTGTCTTTCTTTTTAAAAAACTATGAACAAACAGATCACTCAAAATCTTTTAAAAGATCGAACATGTAATAATTGCGACCGCATGGAGGGTTACCGTCTCAGGCACGACCTCCCAATATGCTCTTTGAAAAAGAGAAGCAAGTATAAAACTTGTGAAGAATGGACCGAAAGAGGTTATTTGTCATCCTCTATGTCGAGTAAAGAGTGGGTTGATATTATGTCAGTGAAAAAAGAAATAGTCTTTCCAATTAATCGCGCTGCTACAATTCGAGGAGTACGAGTTTATATCACTGATACACGTGATCTCATTTATGAACAAAATTTTCCAGAATCTTATGTTGTTCCAACTGTGGGTGGTTCTATAACTCTAAAGTTTACATAAGATAAAACTAACAGCTGAAGTGATGAGTTTATCGGAAACTAGTTGTCTAGGTTCGACTCCTGGCTCCCATTTTTGGGATGTAGTGTAATGGTAGCACACCAGTCAAAACAACTTATTACGTTTACTTGCTGTTATTTATGAGTGGGATTATCAAAAAGAGTGAAGAGATAAGGTAGAAAAATATGCGGAAATCCATTTAATTGATGAAGGGGCTGTAGCTCAACTGGGAGAGCATCACAATGGCATTGTGAGGGCAGAGAGTTCGACCCTCTCCAGCTCCAAGGGCGACAATATGAAGTACGAAGTTGAGAAAACGTCTGAAAAAGAGAAAACGATAAAGCGTTTAAAAGACTGCTGGCACGAAATAATTACATCAAGAGGATCAGATAAAGTAGCTAGATGTGAGCATTGTGATTATGGTAAATTTGAACTCAAATGGTATTGCCCTAAAAGCCCAGATCACATATGCCATTGGAAATCTATGTTTGATTATCCAAGCGGTCTTAGATATGTATTTTCTATCAATGGCGAAAAGATATATTTGAAAGATAAAAGCTATAAGGGGAATTACGAATCACCAGACTATTGTATATTTTGTGGTGAACCAGAAGAAAGAAAATGATTTGGGAATTAAACACAAACTATTATTATTTTATTTTTTATAACGCTGAAAAAGAATTTGGTTTAGCAAAAGTCGAAGTAATTGGGCGTCCGTTGTCGACGTATTTCCCTTTACTGAAAATATTAAAAATTTATACTCCAGACGTATGGTTAGGACATAAAGACAGAATCGCAGAAAATGGAACTGTAACTGCTAACGAATTCCAGGGAGTAGGAGCTTCAGGGCCAGACGGTTTCTTTTTCACTGAAAAAAGTCTAATTGAAGCTATATTCGAGAAAGATAATTACAAATCAGATTAGGAGGCCAGTTATGGCAGAAGCACAGAAAGGATATCAAATTAGTCAAGATAAGGGTAAAGCCCAGCAAGATATGAGAGGCAAGGGACCGGGAGCAGTTCGAGGAAAAGAATTCGGAGCTCAGAAGATGGGACCCAAGCAAGGTGATACTAAGGGTCAACCCAAGCAACCCTGGGGAAAGGGTAAGATGGGTGGGATGAAAGCTGAAGGCAATCAACCACACGAAGGCGACGGTGACGCTCAATAAGGAGAAAGAAATGCCACATAAAGATGGTAAGGGACCTGCCGAAAAAGGCATGGATTCATGCATAGATAAGCATGGGAACGTAAATGCTGAGCAGTTTAGTGAATTGTTTACGCGTGCCATTCGTGGCGAGCTAAATAATATCGATGACCCAAGAGGTGGTTATACACCCCGAGGCGGCTATCGAAAAACTGGACCCCAACCTGGTCCGGGCCCATTCCACGGTGAAACTACACACTATGGATTGGACGATGTCGGCCAAGGGGAAAAGAAATAACCAGCTCTTCTAGATATAAGGGTCATCTTCGGATGACCCTTTTTTATTGGGAGCTTACAATAAAAATCTTAGCGTTTTGTAAAAAATGTGGGACTATAATTGGATTGACAAGAAAAGATCTTGCAATTACACTTTATCCATGCGATTTTTGTGGATATCATATTGGAATTCGTCTTCATTGGGTATGCATTTGTGGCACTAAAAGTAATTATGAATGTTTAAATAGAGAGCCTTGTGGTAATTAACAATCCGGCGGTAGCTCAGCTGTGGTATGAGCATCTGACTGAAGATCAGAGGGTCGCCCGTTCAACTCGGGCCCGTCGGGCAAGATAAAAAGATATGGAATGTAATCGAAAAGGCACATGCTTGTTTTATAAGAAATACAAGAACGTGTATGCAGCAGCTGAGTCTTTTATCAAGATCGCTTGCAGCAACATGAATGTACCATGCGCAAGAAGAATTTGGAAAGATCTTCGGAAAGATGAACCACCGGAAAATTATACTCCGGCTGGAACTAGAATTCAATAGGGCTCGTGGCAGAACGGATTTATGCACCAGACTCTTAATCTGGATTAAGGAGGTTCAATTCCTCTCGAGCTCACTTTTCAAATTTCAGGGTTCGAAACGATATGTGAATATTGTAGATTCTGTCCTGGTAGCCAAGTGGTAAGGCGGCGGTCTGCAAAATCGTTAATCGTCAGTTCAAATCTGACCCAGGACTCACAGGACAAGACTGATGGACGAGAATAAACTAAAGAAGTTGAAGTCTATCAACTACAAAGTCAAAAGCTGTTGCGGTATGTGTGCTTACAGTAAGTTTAAGAATAGAGATTATTGGGGAATTTGCAGAGCACATAAATATAAGCACGAAAAGCATACGGACTCGGCAAGACAGCTTTCAATTTATTGTTTTGGTAGTTGTCCTTACTTCAAAGTCAGTCAATATTTCAAAGACGATTTGGGAGTATGGACTGAATTCTTATAAGGAGGTACAAAAATGACATGTTATAGTTAAAGGAGAATAAACATGTCTAGATCGTACAAAAAATATCCTGGTTGGTCGGGAAGGCCTGCGGGTCCTTATGAAAAGAAAACATCTAACCATAAAGTTAGAAAAGCTCTTAGTATCGCTAATGGTTCAGCTTTCAAGAAGGTGTATAATAGCTATAACATCAGAGATTTCAATTTCAGATATTACAGTCAACGAGAAGCGATAGATAAACTAACTAAATATTATGACGATAAAGTCTATCAATCTTGGATAAAGTAATCAGACGCCCCCATCGTATATCGGATGAGTACTCCACGCTTCGAACGTGGCGGGCCGGGTTCAATTCCTGGTGGGGGTAAATAAGCGGAGACTAATATGACTTTCGGTGAAAAGTGGCGGAAAGATCTAATCGATGAGTGGATAACACACGAAACTCGTGAAAAGATTTCTTATTTCTATCTTACAAATTACCGAGATGGATTTTTTACTGGATACTATATCTTAATTCAAAAAGGGTATCCAAAGAGCATAAATTATTCCGATCTAAAATTCAGCAATCGGATTATCGCTGAACTGAGTAATTGGGTTGGTTATAAAAAGATCACAGACAATTCTATGTACTTAACACTAGCTAAGTTAGTAACTCGGGCTATGTTGAAGAATGATAAAAAATCAACTGGAGTTCTGGGGTAATTCTTGATCGTTAGACAGTTCAGAGGTTCTTTTGAATTTCTTAGTAATTTTCAAGAGATACGTCCTTACATGTACATCGACGGAAAATATTGGTCAACTGTAGAACATTATTTTCAAGCAATGAAGACGCTTGATGAAGAAGAGCAAGAAAAAATCAGATTAGCTACGCATCCAGCAATTTCTAAAATATTAGGAAAGAAAGTTCATCTGAGAGAAGATTGGGACAAAGTAAAAGAAGAGATCATGCTCAAGGCTCTAAGAGTCAAATTCGAGAACATTGAACTAAGACAGAAGTTGCTAGATACGGATGATGATGTTCTCGAAGAGGGCAACACCTGGAATGATCGTTATTGGGGCAAAGATCTCAACACTGGGTTTGGCCACAACAGACTCGGAAATCTTTTGATGCAAGTCAGAACAGAAATAAAAGAAGATGAAAATAATAGCTGAATTAGAATTATATGCAGATAAAGATTGCCCTGACGATGAAGATCATGATTACGATAATTGTCCTTATTGCCAAGCAAGACACGCTATTAACGAAATCGGAGAAATAGCGGAAGAGTACTTGAAGAAAATAAATATGATGGCGAAAAAAGAAAATTATATATCCCAACCTTGGTGGCAATTGGGACGTTAAGCATGGTGGGCGTAGCCGAGCGGTTCAGGCGATGGTCTGTGAAACCATTCATCGAGAGTTCAAATCTCTCCGCTCACCCAAATCAGTATGAGAGGAGATAATATGGCCGCAGATCTACATATTCACATTTTCGAAGGCATTACTGAAGATGACCTTCGAGTCATGAACTCACACACCATCGGCTCAAAGTATTTTAATTTTAACGCTTGTCTTCCCTGGGAAGAAGAACGAAAAATCTCCGACAAAGTTGGAAATACTCCCAATATTTGGATTGGTGAAGTTTCTTGGCTTAAAGCTGCACTCTACGAAGATGGTGCTGATACTTTCATTCCTAACACAGTAGGAGACATTGCTGACCTTGTCGGAGAAGACTTACCCATCATAGACGATGAATTCATTGCGAAAGTTGTTGCAGCTTTCAAGCAGCCAAATAACACTGCGAAAGAGGTCGGACCCTGGAGTGGAAAGGGATACTCTCTAGCGAAAGCTGAAGAAGTGAAGGCGTTCCTTGAGCTTCACAAAGGTAAAAAAGTATTTCAGATTTCTTGGTAAGAGATAATATGTTAATAATACTTAGTGAAATAAAAGAAGAACGTAAAAGACAAGACAAAAAGTGGGGAGAGCAAAATCATCATCCTTTAATCTGGAACAACATTCTCGGTGAAGAATACGGAGAAGTCTGCAAAGCTACCATAGAAGCCACCGAGAATGATTATTCGAAATACCGCAAAGAACTTGTTGAGGTTGCAGCTGTAGCAGTTGCTGCAATTGAAAGCTTAGATAGAGGAAAGTGGAAAGAAGATGAACGAACTTGATTACGATAGAACTCATCACATTAAAATGGTTATTGCTATGAGACGAGACTTAAATATGAGGCGTGGGAAGCAAATAGCTCAAGGAGCTCACGCAGCAATGAAAATATTTTTAGACAGAATGAAAATTGAAGAAGATCCTTTGCACAAAGATAAGTACATTATTCACATATCAGACATAGACGAAGCCACGAAATTCTGGATAACTGGCGCTTTTACCAAAGTTGTAGTAGGAGTTGATGATGAAGAAGGAATTTATGATTTGGCTAAAAGGGCTACTGAGCTTGGCATTCCTCATGCGGTCATTGTTGATAGTGGCTTTACAGAATTTCGCGGAAACAAAACTACGACCTGTATTGCGATCGGTCCTGCCGAAGCGGAAAAAATCGACCCAATAACTCGTCACTTAGTACTCATCTAATAGCATAATTATATCGAAAGATAATTAAGAGAACCGGGACGTGGCCTAGTGGCTTAAGGCGTCTGCTTTGGGAGCAGAAGATCGGGAGTTCAAATCTCCCCGTCTCGAATCGGCTGTTAGCCGAAATAATATATTATTTCACAAGGAGTCAAAAATGACAAAACTGGTGACAAAGAAACATGAAACACGCGAGGGCGAGATCCTCGTCAGGAAGATCAAAGTCAACGAACAGGATTATCAGTTCGTGAAAGACAACATTGATCTCGTGACAATCGACGTGACCAACAATGTCCCCAAGTATTACAAGAACGGGGATACAATCTCGTTGGCTAGAGCTCTTCTCCTAAACAGGAGAGTGAAGCCCACTAAGAGGATCCGAAATCTCAGCGGAGATCCATATGATCTTCGGGTTGAGAACCTATCTTACAAGTAAAATAAAATGGATTAGGGCTGGCTCTAAAAAGCCAGCCCTCTTCTGAGAGTTCAATGAAAAAACTATTTATTATATTATTTTTATTCTTTTTAGTATCTGCTAGTTTGTTTGCACTCGATATTATACCGCCAATTGATGGCGATTATTTTATGTCAAGTGGAATAGGACGCCGAAGTGGTATAGGCGGTGGAGAAGGTAACTTCCATCGTGGAATTGATATAGTTGGTCCTCATCGTTGTGAAATAAGAGCTGTTGCTGATGGAGTTGTAGTTTCACATTGGCCAGCCCCAGATGGAATTAAATGGTTTGGGCATCCTAAGCTTGGTGGAATGATCATGATTAAACACGATGGGTTCTATAGCATCTATGGACATCTTAGTGCAACTTATATTCACGAAGGTATGAAAGTAAAACAAGGAAGTGTTATTGGAAGACAAGGAGCAACTGGAGTAGTAACCGGAGAACATTTACATTTTGAGATCATTATCGATCCCACGCTGTTATTCCAAAAATAGAGGCTAAAGCTATGATAAAAAAGCTTAGGGCGGTAATAATTTTATTCTTATTTTTTGCTCTTTGCTTTTCTACTCAAGGCGAGACTAAATGGTATCGAACTCAGGCAGGAACCGGAATAGGAAACTGCGGACCCACTTGTGTTTCTATGGCTATTGCCTGGTCAACTCAAAAGAATGTACCTGTTGAAACTATCAGAGATTTTCTCGGGTATCAGAGGGAAAATGGCGCAACTGACTTTATGGAGTTAGCCCTAGCTCTCAGAGAGTGGAAAGCTATCTATGACATAGAAGCCATCAACAATCTTTCAGGACTAAAAGAATTAGTTAAAAGAAAAGATATGATAGTTATTGTCCTTATCAATACGTCTGGAATCACAACAGCACCTCTAGAAGATATAGATATTTTCGGCAAGAATTATGATTATGAAGTTGGCCACTATATAATTCTTACAGACGTTATCAGCAACTATTTCGAAGTACAAGATCCGCTTCCTGGAGGCTCAGACAGAAGGTATAAGATTCAGGAAGTATGGGACTCGATGAAAGACCGCAAAGTAATCCTCATAAGAAATTTGAATATAAGAAATGTCTAATGGGTCTGAGATTATACTAAATCTCCTACGAGACAGAACTTGTGATAATTGTTATTATGGACAAGGCCTCTTCTGTCACGAAGATACTAAAATATTTCCCGAAGAAAATACTTGTAATCTTTGGGAACCTTGCAAACATTATACTGGGAAACCTTATACTGGAAGTTCACAGCTCGAAAGTTTCGAATCTGAGTTATGATGATTATATCATAATCTTTCGATAGGAGGACTTCCATGAAGAAGATACTTGGATTGATTTCTGTGGTGATTCTTTTGTTTGGATTGGTTGGATGTGGGGGCATCAGCATCGATTTTCTGAAAAACACTGGTGGAGATGAAACGTTAGTGACCGTTCCGATTTTCAGCCTCAACGATTTTTCTTCAGTAAAATCTTTTGCAACAAAGTCTATCGATGTAAGCGGCACATCGAGCGAAATCGATAGAAAAGCTTTCGCTTTTTACACAACGATGTTCCAAGGGTTCATAGAAGTTCCTAAATCAAACATCGTTGACGATAAGTATAAAGCTGATGTAGTCAATATGCCGCAGATTCAAGTGAATGTCTCCGGGTCGAAATTTACTATCGATTCACCCGAAAACAAGATCTACCTGGAAGTCAACATAGATGGAGACACCTTCACGGTATTTGAAAAATCGGCTTTCGCCTATAATATACCCGCAGGTTGCGGTATAATTTATCGCGAAGCCCATATAAATGGTACTTTCACCAACAGGATGAAAACGAACTTCACAGCGACGGGTAATTTAAAATATTATTGTTATAGCCCGTCTGGGGCAGAAGACGGCCATCTCTACTGGAGTGGAAATCTTCATGCTTCGTGGTTCGAGATTTTCAAGAACAGTCAGATTATAGGGTTATTCGTAACTAAGGGTTATGTAGACGAATATGAAACTTATCGGTTAGATTTCCCTATGCTTTTCTATGACGACACGACAGCAGTGGCTGCATCTTGGCAAGAGGCTGAAGATTACTTCTATTTGAACTTAGAGACTTCTCAAATACCAACAGAGTCTCTGAGCATTGTAGGTCTGGTCAATCGTTTCGATCACATATCTCTGGACCCGATTGATAAAGGAACGGTCGTTTATGGTTCTAGGATCACCAGAAGTTATACCCTGTTTGCTTTCGAACTCTGGAAAGATTTTCTTTTCAATATGAGCGGAGTTCCAGCAGAAAAGAACGGGTACTTCAGCGAGGTTCTTGAGGGCCAAGGAACCGGTTCTTACCAAAACTTGTTTGGTTTAAATTTATCGGAAGCTGTTAACAGTCTCTCCGATAAGGGTTGGGTCATCGATCTTTATTAAGTAAGTGCGGTCGTGGTGGAATTGGTATACACGTAAGGTCGAGGGCCTTATGGACTTAGTCCTTGGGGGTTCGAGTCCCCCCGACCGCAAATGGAGTAAATATGAAACAGAAAAGAAAATTAAATTTTTTGAAAGTCACAACCACTTCTATTTACGCTTTTGAAGAGGGCGAAATAAATGGTCAACCGACTGAAGAAGTAATTCAGGATTGGTTCGAAGAATTTCCGATGGACCAATTTCACGCAACTCGTGATACTAGCAAACTGGGAGGCTCAACGCTTGTTCAAAAAGTCGAAGTGATTAGCGAGAAAGAATTCGACAAATATGTCGAAGAGTTTCAAAAGAAAAAGGAGCGGTAACATGAAAAGCACAGTCGTTGTATATACTGGTAACGGAGTAGAAGTTGCTAAATTCAATGACGTCCAAAGGATAACTCTGTTCGACAAGAACTACGTAAAAATCTACTACAACGAGAATGGCAAGACTCACATAGTTGAAACTAATATGAGTTATATCTTTTATGATGGGGTGAAAGAATAAGAATTGGGTATTCAATATATTTGTGAATGTGGCTTAAAGTTAACTAAAGAAGAAGCTGAAAATAAACGCTGCACTTTGTTTCGTTGCACAGTAAAACGAGCTAGGAAACGTTTGAAAAGCGAGAGTGGTGGAACTGGCATACACCATGGTCTTAGAAACCATGGCTCGAAAGAGCTTGAGGGTTCAAGTCCCTCCTCTCGCACAAGATAAATGGATATAGAAAAATTAGCTAAGATACAACATGAGATATGGTCTCACTGGATGAGATTTCTTTTCAAATGCTGCAAAGAAATACCTGGTGGGAATATGATCATATCAGCAGAAAAGGTCCAACGTTGGATACGACTATTAAATACACCCTACGACAAACTCACAGAAGAAGAAAAAGAAAGCGATCGAGAAATAGTTAGAGAGTTCATGCTCAGCAATGAATGCCCGACTACGAAAGATAAACAAAACGGAGAAACTGAATGAGCGATTTGCAATACATTACGGGCATTATTAGGTCTGCTGAACAAATCACTGGAATTTCTGGAACTCAAACTTTTGGCGGACATGACTCACAGGGTTATTTCACTTATGATGGAAGGCTTAATCCCTTAGCCGGCCAAAGAGTGAGATTGTTTCCTGCTGAACAGCTAGCTTATGATTATATAGTTGATACTACTGGCGGAATCAATATAAGAGACGATTGGGCTACTAGTATTCAAACTGAAGTCTTTTGGGACGAAGTTCCGGTTGATACTCCGATTGAAGTTAGCAATGATAATTCAACTTGGAAAAAGATGTATTTTGCAGAATATATTCCAGCTAGCCCAGACTTAAAACTGTATTACGTTTTTGTAGCAGGAAGAACCTCTTACTCTACAATAGGTGGTACAGAAGTATTTGAAGTGACTATGGCTGTTGCCTCTGGTTTAAATAGTAAGTACTTTCTTATGTACAGCTCTACTAAAACATATTATGTTTGGTTCAGCGTAGACGGTGCTGGAATAAATCCAGCAGGTCCAGGTGGTCCCTTAGCTGGTCTTGGTTATTACAGTGTACCGATAACTTTAGTTTCTACTGATACTGCAGAAATGGTCGCAACAAAGACCAAAGTTGTTATAGACGGTCTCGCAGAGTTTTTGGCTATTATCAGCCCAATAAATAGTAAAATAGTAGCAGTTGCTTCTTCAACTTCTGGCAGCATATTTGATCCACAATCAGGGAATTCTGGACTTACAATAGTTATAAAAGTTCAGGGTGGTGACAAAGAAAGTTATAGATACGCAAGAATTCCTTAAGAGCTAATATAGCAGGAGGGTGATAATATCGCACAGATTATAGTTGGTCAGAATGAATCTATTGATTCTGCTCTGAAGAGATTCAAGAAAAAGATCGAGAATGAGGGCACCACAAAAGAATACAAAGATAAACAGTTCTTTGTAAAACCTTCACAGATTCGACACGATCACGACAGAAGCATTCAGCACAGACAAAAAAGGAAAAAACTTTTATCTCAAAAGCGTGGATTGCGAAAAGGTAAAAGAAACGAAAGAAGAGATGCTCAAGAATAAAATAAGACTCGGTGGCGGAACTGGTATACGCGCTAGGCTTAAACCCTAGTTCCTTTGAGGAGTGAGGGTTCGAGTCCCTCTCGGGTCAAAAATGGAAATCAAAATTCGTGGGCAGTCGAAAAAACGCTGCAATTATTACTATAAAGTAATTCGAAATTTGATAAAATTATTGAGAATGAAGAGGTGTCTCGCTGATAAAGTATTAAAAATACATTTTAAATACAGTGGCTTTCAAGAAGGCGACCATGCTAATTTTTGGATGCCAATTCACTCTAAAGCAAATACTAAACCAAAAAATGATATAGTTATAGAAGTCAATAAAGGTAATAAGGGCTTTAGCTATATCAAAGATATTATTCACGAACTCATCCATGCAAAACAGTATTTAACTGGTAGAATTCTATATGTTCGTGCTCCACAAAAAAGAGGTCAATACGTTTATTGGAAATTTAATAAATTGAGCAAAAAGCTCGACAAGATTTCTTATCTTGCTCGACCCTGGGAAAGAGAAGCTAGAAGGCTAGAAGAATACTATTGGAAGAAATACCGAGGATAAAAAAATGGAAGGATTAGATGCCATCGAAGAAATAGTGAACCGAATTAATACGTTATTGGAAGATAAACAGCCAGGTTTGATTACTTGGAATATTTCACTTGCAAAGAAGTTAGACGAACTAGCTGAATATGCGCCTAGTTTTGAAAAAAGAAATTCAAAATAGCCCAGATGGTGGAACTGGTATACGCGTTAGTCTCAAACACTAATGGCCTTGGCCTTGAGGGTTCGAGTCCCTCTCTGGGCATATTTTACTTAAAGGAGATTATATGAAAATAAAAACATATGTCGGTTTAATTCTGGATAAAAGTGGTTCAATGAATAGTCTAAAAGAATTTGCGATCAACACGTTCAACGAACAAATTCAAACTCTAAAGGCTGAATCTAACTCGCCAAAGGAATCAACACTTCGATTGCTAAAAGGAAAAGGGGACGTCGAAGGAGTCGAGACCAAACTTACTTTGGTATCTTTCAACGACAATGTCCAGTTTCACAAATTCAACGAAGATGTGAATGCAATCCAAGAGTTTCCCGCTGATGAATACAAGCCCGATGGCTCTACAGCTTTGTTCGATGCAATCGGTGAAACTATTGATAGATTCACAACAGAAATTCCCGATCTCGTTGAAGAGAATTCTGGCGCACTTATTATCGTTATAACCGATGGCCAGGAAAATGCTTCTAAGACCTATGGCGGGGAGAATGGACGAAAGAGGTTGAGATCAAGAATCGAAGAACTTGAGAAGACAGATAAGTGGACTATCACGTTCATGGGTTGTGAAAAGGTTATGGAAACTGCTGTTGATCATCTTGGATTGAACGTAGGGAACACTCGAAGTTGGGATCCGACACAACAAGGCTTAGCTTATGCTTCAGCGGTTAATACAATCAGCACCCAAAATTACATGACAGCTAGAGCTGAAGGAACGACTTCTGTCAAAGACTTCTATAAAGTCACTGACGAAAAAGAAATCGAAGAAGCGTTTAAGAAGATGATGATGAAGAAAGAATGGACACAGAAGTGAAGACGGCTACTTATACTTTATTAGATGGTCAAAAAGTAGAAGTCTCTTACGACGAGAATGCACCTTGCCGAATTTGTGGTTTACCCGTTGTAGAAGCGAGCGTAGGCGGTACAGACGTCTGTCCCTGGTGTGATCGCGGAGTTCATAGAGACGGGAGAAAATGGACTTATAAAGAATCGATAAGTTTTCTTAAAAACAACAATGAAGCAACAACATAAATGTATAAGATGCGGCAAATGCTGCCACGACTTATCACTCTGTCCCAATGAGTTTGATATGTTCAAGCATATTTTGAAATTAGAAAATAAATATGACTTAAGTAATATAACTGATTATATGCTTAACGGAATATGTCCATTCTTAGAAGACGCTGGAAACATAAAGAAGTGCAGAATTTATTCTTTTAGGCCTTTAGCTTGTCAGCTCTTCCCTCTTAGTGGCCGATGCACGATGCCCGTCTTCGGACAAACAAAATAGATTCGATGATAGCTTAATATAAATTTTTACTTGAACTTGAAAAGTTAATTAATGTTCGTTGAGTGGATGAAGGAGGTAAAGTGAAAAAGCTCTTCGAAAGAAACGACCTCAAGAAGAATACTGGAACTGGAGACGTTGCCGCTAAGCAAAGAGATGCTTACATTTTACTGAATGCTCATCGTCATAACAAAACTGCTTCTTTTAGATTTTTTTTAAATTGGATTATTGAAAGCAAGCCGTCCGTCTCTGAAATCCAGCGACATGCCGAACGGATATTAAAAGAACTTAATTGTGAAGCCGTTTCAGGATATGAAAAAGCTAGCAAAGAAATTTAATTGGAGGAGTCACCCGAAACTGGTATCGGTCCCGGCTTGAACCCGGGTCAGCGTCAATGGCGCTGTGCAGGTTCGAACCCTGTCTCCTCCGAATAGGTAAGCAATATGACAGCATCTGAATATGTCTCAGAATTATTAGGCCGTTCTATTTCAGAAAGCGAAGCACTTGAAATGCTTATTGAATCTCATCGTCATCTTCGCTCAGAACAACAAGAATTTAGAAAGATAATTAACATGTTGAGAGATAAGCGAAAATTCTTGTATAGAAGATTATATAAAAAATTGGAGGGTGGGCAAGTAGCAGGCTTTGAAAGTCTACGGCCCGTTCCGTGGTCTTAACTGGAGATAACATGAAACAAAGTCAAAAAGAACAAAAAATACTAAAAGCTAATAAAAAATATTATAATGATTCATACATAAAAGTATTAGAAAAACAACTTCAAGAAGCTAAAGAAAGAAAAGACGACGAAGCGGTCAAAACTATTTTGAAGGAAAAGGTAGCTTATACGAAACAGTATCATCGCGATGCTTTCGGAGGATAATTTACTGGAGAAGTGGCCGAGCCTGGTCTAAGGCGGCGTCCTGCTAAGACGTTGCGCTCTCAAAAAGGGGTGCCGTGGGTTCAAATCCCACCTTCTCCGAATGAGTAAAACAAACACTAAAGGTGATATAGCTGAATCAGCTTTTATCAACGAATGCATTAAAAATAGTCTCAAAGTGTCTATACCCTATGGACATGATACTTCTTATGATTTAATAGTTGATAAAGATAATAAATTATTCAGAATTCAAGTCAAATACGCTGACAACGATGGAATAAAAATAAAGGCTAGAACTGTTTCTAATGAGAGAAAATATACCTCAGATATGATTGACTACTTAGTTGTATTCGATCCAAGAGAAAATAAATTTTACTATGTACCATCAACAGAATTTGCTGATGGTAGAAAGAGCATAACTCTTAGTTTAAATGGGGTCAAAAATAAACACGGCATAAGTCCGATGATGGCTAAAAAATTTGAGTCATGGTAGGAAAAGCATAAGTATATAAAGCGGTGACCGAGTTCAACTCTCGGACCCTCCGCATAATTATCGATATGGAAAATAGTCTAGAAAAAAATATTACTATAGCTCTTCTAAAGGAAGAATATCTGGCTAAGGGTTGGGCTCAAAGTGTAAGTACGGAAAGTAGTCCTGGTGAACTTACGAAAATTCATTTAACTATCGTAATGGACGAAATTAATAGCAACGGGTTATCGAAATTACTTAGCGGAAAAAACAAAATAGCTATAATCGAAATACAATGAAAAAATTACTACTCATAACAGCAGCTTTACTCTTTGGATTTGTCTGTCAGGCATTTGCAGAAAAAACTGCACCTTTAGGTAATAGCAATTATAAAATCTCTGTTCGTTCTGTTAATGTAATCGGAATTGAAGATGGGTCAAAAGTAAGCAAAGAATACTGCATTTATATTGGAAACGAAGAAACTGAAGAATACGACAACATGACAGCAGACGAAGATATATTCGTCTGTTTCCAGTTATTACATCCAGTGGAGTTTTTAAAAGAATATAACTTCCAACCATGGAAAAGATGGTATGCTCTTTATATAGATGCCACAAAAAACACTAAAATGATTGGCGAGATGTTGACTAAACAAGTTTGGTCTGATTTGCCAATAATTTTAAAACATGTAGTTGTTGCATTAGGCATAAACGATAATGATCTCACGCTTATCAACTTCAATGCTATTACTGGTTCTGTTACTATTTTATATAATCCGAAATATGACAAAGATGAAAACTTCTACATTCGAAAGCTTGAGAAACTTAAAAAATATTTCAACACCCACGATATGAATCGAGATATTCCGCTATCGAGTGTAATGACTTACAGTGCTTAAGGAGACGTTTGGTAACGGTATCCAGCCTGATTCGAACTCAGGTGCTCCGTAAGGGGCTGCAGGTTCAAGTCCTGTCGTCTCCGAAAAAATACTCTTCTCACAAGATAATTCTAAATGATAAAAACAATTTATTGGAAAGCTGAAGATGTCTTCGGCGACTCTTTTAGTGGTAAGCCACAACTTGAAGCCGTCTATACTCACTATCTCATTGGAGATTTAGTTTTTACTTGGTCAGAGGTTTGGGCGGGCTTTAGCAAAGTAACTAAGATAGACAAAAGTCATCTTCAGAGAAGTGAAATGGAGGAGATGTCAGTAAAAGAGTTCCCACGTAAAAGAGAATTAGTAGAGTTTGTATTTGAAAAGCATTTTAAATTTGGAGACGTGTGATAATGGTAGTCGGCCTGATTGGAGATCAGGTGCTCGGCTTAAAAACCGGGCTGCAGGTTCAAGTCCTGTCGTCTCCGAAAGAGAAATCAAATGAGTATAGATACTAGAGCATATTACAAAGACGTTACTTCTAAAGAAATCTTTCACTTTATTAGATTGTTCTTCGATCCTGACGCTAAACATCGCGGAATGAAAGAGATCAGCGAAGACTATTCACAAATTATTTTTACGTACAACAAGAAAGAAAATCGTCAAATGCACGTGCATAAAAAAGTCATAGACGTTAAAGCGGATATGAAAAAATGGAATACAAATAACCCAACAGATATTGATAGCGGAATTTATGTTCAGCAGGGTTTACCTGATAAAACTAAAGGTACATCTCTTAGTTTAGGAATGTGGGGTGCTTCTGTAGAGATCTTCAAAGTGATAGCTTTACTTTTTGGCGGCTATATAGACGATAATGATTCTGACGCAAAAGGTTATTATTACGTAGAAAAAGATCATCGCAAACTAATTAAAAAGGCTTTTTAAGAAATGACTATACAAAAAATTAATGAAAGAGTTCCCGGCTGGTTTTCGATGGACGTCACACGCTCTTCGATACGTATCTTCTATATGTTTGATAAAGTTAAAGCTAAAAGAAAAACTATTAACTCTAACAAGTTTTTTATGTTCGATCGGATCGTGGTAGCTAAATTATACAACCGTTTACATCTTACATTAATGAGTGGTCCTTTTGCATGGGTCGGTGATTCTACTTTAAAACCATATAAAATAACAGAAGAAGAATGCCGTGCAATAATTAGAGGTAGCTTTGTTCGAAGCAGTGACTTTCAGAGTTGAAGCGTGATGACTATTCACTTTGTTAAATAAATGATTTATTATATAAACAAGTTCAACGTCCCAAACACTGACGATTGGCGTTTTGCAGTATGGCAAGTAGAGCGCAATAGAAAAAATACTCGTTGGTATACTTGGATCAAAAAAATTTATGACCCTGAAAACCGTTTTGATAAGTGGTATGTGCTCGATCCTACAGCAGCTACTATAGCTGAAAGCGAGCACAAGCTTATAGAAATGATTTTCTTGATTGCAAATTGGAGAGGCATCAAAGCTAAGAGGTAGAACTTATGAAGTTTAGAAAAGCCACTAACGACGAAGCAACAGGCACTCACCAAACGGGTATATTGCACACAGACTATCATAAAATAGTTAGTGTATTTGGTGAGCCCGAAGAAAGTAATTCAGATAAAATTCAAGTGGAATGGATTTTAAAATTTGAAGATAGAACTATAGCTACTGTATATGATTATAGAGCAATAAGAATTCCTGAAAAAAATAAAGATTGGTACATCGGCGGAAAAAACAAAAAATCTGTATATTATGTACTTGCTCTTGTTTTAAAACATTATAGAGCTTTAATAAAAGATGTATTTGAGGCTAATTTAAAGTAAATTTCTCACCTTTGTAATTCACGAAATTATTGTCACCTAAATAATAATCTGGAGAGATAGATATTTTTCCACCCCCATGTGGCAAATCCACAATATATTGCGGAACAGCCAAACCAGAAGTAAATCCTCTCAATCCTTTTACGATGTTAACTCCATCTTCGACTGTAGTTCTAAAGTGCTTAGAACCTACAATGTTGTCGCAATGATAGATATAATAAGGTCGAACTCTAATCTTGAGTAGTTTCTGCATTAGTGATTTCATAGTCGCTACGTCGTCGTTAACGCCCTTTAGCAGCACTGTTTGGCTACCAAGCGGTATTCCAGCATCGGCTAATTTATTGCAAGCTTCTGTCGTCTCCTCAGTGATTTCATCGGGATGGGTGAAATGAATGTTCACATAAAGTGGATGATACTTTTTAAGCATAGCGACAAGCTCATCTGTTATTCTCATAGGTAGTACAACTGGAACTTTCGTCCCTATTCTTATGACCTCTACATGCGGAATGCTTCTGATCTCTTTGATCAAGATCTCAAGCATCTCATCTGACATAGTAAGAGGATCACCACCAGAAATAATAACGTCTCTTATTTCAGTATGTTCCCGAATATAATCTATTGACTTTTCCCATTCGTCTCTTTCTTCTCCACCAACTATTCTTGAGCGAGTACAGTAACGACAGTTAGCAGCACAGAAAGTTGTAGACAAGAATAAAACTCTATCAGGATAACGATGCACTATGCCACGAGTTGGGCTTTGTTTTTCTTCATCTAAAGGATCTTCGTCCTCATCGGGTGACTTTATTAATTCGTGAATTGTTGGCACCATAGTCTTTCTTATTGCTGAGCTCTTCTTAACGATTTCTGCAAAGTATGGTGTCAATCTAAAAGGCAAATCTATTTGCTCGAAAGCTTTGACTTCATCATCTGTCAAGTCAATAATAGAGCGCAACTGTTCGAGAGTCGTGATTGAATTTTTGATTTGCCATTTCCAGCTTTTACTTGGAGGCTTGTCTTCACACGGTGGGGGTTTATCGTCTTCGGGTTTACTAATGTTAGTGTCCATCTTCCTTATATCTTTATCTTAGCACATAATTTATTATAATCTCAGTGACTAATATTTATGCGAGCATGATTCAAGTTAATCCAATAAGGGCGATTAGCTCAGCTGGCAGAGCGCTACTTCGACATGGTAGAAGTCGTTAGTTCAAATCTAACATCGCCCAAAATATAAGGAGACAAATATATGTTAAAGGGTATAAAACCAAAAGCAGAATACAGTTTAGAAATAAAAGGGAAAATGATTGGAGGAAGTGGTACAAAAGTGAATGAAACAGAAAAACCAATTTTTCCTTTCTCCACTAAAAGAAAAATTATTCCCAAAGCTACTTATTCAGTTGAAATAAACAAAGGGCAGTCTTAAGACTGCCCTTTAAATTAACGAAACTCAGTTTTCTTTTGTTCTATTGAATAGGATGTTGGAAGGCCTGTAGTTTTTACATCTTCTGGAATTTGAAAATTCTTAAATGCATAATAATATTTAAGAGTTTCAGATAATTCGCCTTTACCATATAACGCTTCGGGTATAGCTCCTTTTCCCTCATCCCAATATTTATCGATCACTTCATATTCATTAGTAAACAAAGAAAGAAGAACCCAGTCGGGCCTATTATTGAAAGTTGCCATCAAATCATCTATTCTTGCCACCAAAAGTTTTATAGATTCTGTAGGTACGTTCAAAGTATCGGGACCTCTGTAATCTATTCTAAACGAAGCGTCGTTCCTGCATATTGGCAAATTAGAAATTCTTTCTCCCATTTTATGCATGAAAGCGGCTATTCCTTTTTTGTATGTTTTCTTATCGTTGTAATTCGGATTGAAATTAGTAGCTACTTTCATATAAGCAACGGGGAGAAAGAAATTGATTGAGGGGGTCTTGAGTAAGCAATTCCAAAGCGCATCAAATGAAGTCTGAATTTGTTCGTCGTTCATCTTCTGCTCAAGTGGAACTCTATTTGTATAATATCTCACAATTTGAAAATACTGTTCTCTCAACCTTTCTTTTCTTTCATTTATTGGCATTCGCTCCCAATTATTTGTTACCTCTATGTTAGATCGCGTTCGAATGATTTGCTCGGTATCTCTAACATATTGATGATACATCATAATCATGACGAAACTCATAGCTATAACTACGAAAATGAAAACTGCAACTAGTCTTGTAAATGTGTGAATGATAGTTTTACTGGGAGCCATTAGCTTCTGGATGGGCTCAGCTAATCTTTCTAACAGTTTCATATCTTTGTCGCTGGGTTTTTCTGACTTGATGTACTTGGGCTCAGAATCTGCCCCTCGCATCTGCATATCTACACCGTTCATAATTATCCTCCTGAATGTTTTATAGATTTATGCGCATAAATGATATAAAGATTTTTTCAAAAAATTTTGAATTTTCTATAAAATTCGCATAGTTATCCACAAAGATAAATAAGAATAAGTTCTGAAGCCGTTTAGAATTTTACACAACTACATACATAGATTAAAAAAGATTGAGCTGCTAGTAAGGGGTTACCGTTATGATTCAGCCGTAGGCTGAAAACCAACGCCCTTTGCTGATCACTTGCTCTTCTTATTAATAGGAATAGACGGGAGTTTCGATTTCCGTTTATTATATCATCTAATTCCTTTTTAAAGGAGGTGGATCTCTCAGTAAGATACACTATGAAAGGAAATGGGATAGAGTGATCTATCCAGCTTGACGTTAATGATGTTTAAGTCGAGCTGACTTAGGGTGATTACCGTAACTACAAATTGTTCGTACATTGCTAATGCAATGTATTGGTTTTTTCTACTGCGGTAGAAAAATAGCAAATCGGGCAGCGTCCGATTTACCAAAACGCTCGTCAAGTTCATCCTAAACTTTTTTGCTCGCAATTTTTTGTTGTTCTTTGACACATTCGAAATCGGTCGGTCCTATATCTACTGATACATAAGTAACCGAAAGTAGGCCTTTCGGGATGAGACTGAAAGGCTGAACTAACCAAAGTAAATTGGGATGATAAAAGAATGAAAATTAATGAGATATGTTAGAAGGCGAAAAAGTGACGGTAGACGAAAATATTATAGACTATTATGATGCTTAACTTATTAGTTAAGCAGCAGGACAGGGTTATCCTGACTGAGATTTATGATAAACAATTCTCTCCCTCTCAGTAAAAACTCTCTTGGTCGCAGACTGGTCGCAGACTGGTTTCAGAAGTGTTGCAGTGGCTTTGGCTGTCGAGAGTAAAATCTGATTCTTCTCTTACTCTCGGCAGCTCTTTTAACTTTGAAAAAAGAGAGCTGAAGTGAAAGCGGTTACCGGTGAAAATTTTTGTCTAATAAACAGAAACCAGCTGGATTCGATTGCCAGCAAACTAGAGCAATCTAGTAAAACTCGTTTTCCAATTACTTGCTCTTTATTATTGCATATATAAAACAAATTAGCTGAATGTTGGTGGTTATCGCCTTGTAATCGAACACCCATCAACTAACAACTTGCTAATCTTATTTTATCGCATACTTAAAAACGATCAGCTGAATGATTGGTGGTTATCGTTACCATTCACACGACGATCCCTGACATAGTTGGGGACGTAATCCCCATCGATCAACACTTGCTGATTTTATATTCGTGCAACAGAAATAATTTCAGATAGTCCAGTTAGAATATTAAAGCTAATTTCTTAGAAAGAAAGGCCTTTGCTCGTATTTCGAGCTGAAAAAGAATTTAGTTTTCCGCTCAAATCTCAAGTTTTTTAATAGAATTTGATTTTAATCATTTAATTAGATTTCGTTGAACGAAACATACTAATTTGTCGCGCAGCGACTGAAGGAGGCAACATTATGGCTCAGAAGAAATCACCGTATGGATTCACATCAACAAGAAACAAGCCGACTCCGCAGAGCAAGCCGATTCCAGGGAGAGAAGCAGAGATGAAAGAGAATCTCGCAGGAGGCTATGGATTCAACGCTTCTGATTGGACTGCACTGCGAAGATGGCTGCTCACCGGTAGCATGTTCGATGCATACTACCAGGGCAAAGAGCAGATGACCGAGGACAACGTGAAAGTCCTCAAAGCAGTGATGAATCAGGATGCTCCGAAGACGGCTCAGGAAATCCAAGATGCTTCAAAGAAGGGCGTTTCTGTTCACACTCCGATTTACGCTCTAAGCGTTCTCTCAACTGGGAACAAAGAAGCGAAAGCCGCTTTCCGAGAACTGTTTCCATTGGTCATTCGAAATGGAAGTCATCTGTACGAGTTCCTTAATTATACTCGTGGCTTGAGGGGCTTCGGTTCACTCATCCACAAAGCAGTTAAGGACTGGTTTTACAGCAAAGATGCAAAGGAGCTTGAGTATCAGTTCTTGAAATACCAGAGCAGGTACGACTGGAGCGGCCGAGATGTTCTGAGAACCATCAAGCCGATACCGAAAGACGAGAACGTAAAGGCAATCTTCAACTGGATTGCTGGTGGTTCTACGAAGAACCCGCTGCTCACTGAATGGCCAGAAGCGCTCCAGAGAATTCGGGCATACGAATTCCTCAAGAGTGGAAAGGCTGCAGAGAGTGATGTCATCGACGCAATCAACAAGTATAAGATGACTTGGGAGATGATGCCGGGTAACTTGACTCAAACTCCGAAAACGTGGGAAGCTCTCTTTCACAACATGCCGGTAGGAGCAACCATCAGAAACCTCGGCAACTTGACTGACAAGGGTGTCTTCAAAGACCACAAAAACTTGGAGATTCTCGAAGCGAGGTTCAGCAAGGAAAACTTGGCGAAAGCCTACATCCATCCGATTGTATTCGCTTCAGCAATGAAGATTTATCAAGCTGATGGAACTCTGGGAAAGAGCCAACTCCGATGGACTTCGGTTGCTCGAGTATCTGACGCCATGGAAGACGGAATCGAAAAGTGCTTCGATGTTCTTGAGCCGACTGGCAAAGACTTCTTCTATGCACTCGACGTTTCTAGCTCAATGACAGGCGGAAACGTTGGAACAATGTGGCTGACCCCGATGGAAGTAGAGGGCGTAATGGCTCTTGCATCTGTACGATCAGAGAAGAACTATTTCGTTGGTGGGTTCAACACTAACTTCCAACCGATCAGCAATTTCACCAAGAAGATGAGCTACAAGACTGCTCTGAACTTCTGGCACGGAGGCTTCGGCGGAACTGACGCTGACTCTGCCTACAGGTACGCAATCAGCAATCAGGTTCGAACGGATGTTTTCGTATTCATGACCGATGGCGAAAGTTGGGCTGGTGCTCGGCATCCAGCACAAGGTTTCAAAGCTTACAAGGGTAAGATTAACAAAAACGCGAAAGCGATCTATATTACCCTTACGGCTACTGGAGACCACATTACTCTAGCTGACCCCACTGATCCTCAGTCTTATGACATCGCTGGTTTCTCGAGCGACACTCCGAAAATTATAAATCTTATAGTTCGCGGAGATCTTTAATACAATCAAGGGCTAGATGAAAGTCTAGCCCTTTTGTTTGTACATCTAAATAAGAGGTGATAATATGATTGAGAACAAAATTCTCAAGTACTACTTCCTAGTTCTGCTGATGGTTATCATTGGTATTGCGTTCTATGCTTTCTTGCTGCCCGCAATGCTCGGCGAAGCAGATACTTTGTTAGTAGTTGGTGGAACTGTATTAGCGTTCATAATCGGTCCGCTAGAAGTTTTCATTTTCTTCAAATTCATTAAGAAACACATTTTTCCACGAAGGGAGAGTTAATATGAAGACCACAGTTTTAGCTTTAGTAGTATTGTTTGCTTTAATGACTCTATTCATAACCGGATGCGTATGGGTAGAGCCAGGTCACGTCGGGCTCCGCGTATATGAGATGGGCGATCAAAGAGGTGAAATGGAAATCCTTGACATCGGTCGCCATCCCCGCGGAATTTACAAGAAGTATTATACTTACCCAACGTTCGTGAAACAGTATCCATTTACTTTGGCTGCTACTGAAGGTTCACCAATTGATGAAGCATTTTATTTCCAAAGCAAAGAAGGAATTAAATGCAACGTCGACGTCGCAGTTCAGGCAAAAGCTATTGCAGATAAAGTGCCGACTCTATTCAAAACTTACCATGCTGAGATGGAGCTGATCATCAAAATCAACATACGATCTTATATGAGAGACTCTTTTATCAAATATGGATCTGCTATGACTATCGACGACTTATATAGTCCAGCCAAAGTAGAAATGCTGAAAAAGGTTCAGACTGACGTCAAAAATATGATGGAGCCCGTCGGAATCGAAATTGTTAGCATTTCGTTCCTGTCTGACATTCGGTTCCCCGAAGAAGTCGAACAATCAATAGTAATGAAGATCAAAGCTACACAAGATGCTATGAGAGCTCAGAACCAAGTTGCTCAGGCAAAAGCCGAGGCAGACATAGCTATTGCCAAAGCAAGAGGCGAAGCTGAGTCAAATAAGATTAAGCAAGCCAGTTTGAGTAATACAGTTATTGAATGGCAGATGCTTATGAATGAGCAACTTGCAATCAGCAAGTGGGATGGAAAACTGCCACAAGTAACTAGTGGAGCAGTTCCATTTGTCAACGTTGGAAAGTAATTCACTATAAAGGGCTAGCTTCGGCTAGCCCTTTTTATTTTAAAAATCTCTTTTATTATTCTTCTGATTGATTTAGGTGGATGTAATATTTCTGTATCTCCGTATGTATAAGAATTAAGTTGGTTTAGTTCAGTTGACTGGATTTCATAATATCCTCTTGAATTTATCATCAACCACTTTACACGTTTGGGTGTAACTTTCATCACGAATCTATACCAGAGTATAACTGATAATGTTTTATTTGGTAAGTATCTGTGACCCCAAACTATAACTAAATCACCCGTCTTCAGTCTAAGCTTTTCCATATTTCTTCTCAAATATTTGCTTTATAAGTTCGGCTTCATTTTTGCAATATCCTTCTTTTGGAAAAAAATAAATTTTATGTTCAAATCTTGATTTTTTTACTGAGGGAGGATAAAGTTTCTTATGAGAAGAAGCTGATATCTGAGGGTCGAAATCACTAAGAAATTTAACGCCAGATAGTTTAGCTATACCCCACATACGAGGATGTGTACTTTGTAAGTAAATTGAATACTCGCTCATTAGTTTCTCACAAATATCTTCTTTATTAGGTATTCTTTTCCAACTATAAATCTTGAACTTGCCCAAGTTGTTTCTATTTTTAAAATTCCATCTAGAAAATATTCTGCTGATTTACTCTCTGCCCAAAAAACTTTTCTATCTTTTGGATCAGCAACATAAGCTCCATCGGGCAATCTTTCGGGAGTAAAATATAAAATACCGAATATTTTACCAAAGCGAATGTAGATATAATACACTGGCGGCCAATTCATAAGTTTATCTTGTACAGCAAGATAATTTAAAAGATACAGTTAGAGGTAAAAGAAATATGGCGAATAAGAAAAACTTAAGTCAAACTTTAAACGATTTGGGTATAAAAGCTAAGAAAATTACTTTGGGCTCTTTATTAGTAGAAAGCGGAATTTCTGAAGCAGCTGAAGAAGAGCTTGAAGAAGACTTGATAGAACCTACACAAGAAGAGCCTGAATTCGTATTGCCTGAAATACCTACAGGTGAACCCGAAATAGATCCTTTAGTTGTACAAGGATTAGAAACTGCTGATGATGCTTTTAAAAAAGAAGAAGAAGAAAGACCGATCGTTGATAAATTTATCTATGAAACTGAGTGGTTCGAGAAATATGACTTTGCTAGTCAAAATTTAGGTATCATAGATCACGGACTAAATGCTGGATTAGACAAACTAGTTATTAAAACCTCATTGAGAATAACTGACCCACTTGGCTCAATAGTTGACGAGGGTCCGATTTTAGATCAGATACACTTGTATGAAAACAAACAATATGGAATTGGTTTCATTCCTCTAGATGAAAATCACGTTAAAATATTAACAGCTAAAGATGGAGTAATATGGTCGTCTTCAAGTGGAGAGGGATTAGATCTTCGTCTTATAGAAAATATTGAATCTTCTATAGGCAAAGTAGAATACAAAATAACTTTTCACAAAATGATCTCAGATCTTTCTAAGCAACTATTAGAAGACATAGAAAAAGGAAAGAATGCTCCTAGTTCGGGCGGATTAGCAATTTATTCTGGACCGGCCGGGGTCCCTGGACCTCCAGGAGCACCGGGACCTTCTGGTGTAACCGATGTTCAGGATAAAAATATTCTCTATGTTAGAGCGAAAGGAAATGATAGCGGAAATGATGGTAGTATAACTTTTCCTTATAAAACAATTAAAGCTGCGATTGCATCTATCGTAGCACCTTCAAGAGCTAACTCTTTTATCGTCGATGTTGGTCCTGGTGAGTTTACAGAAGACAACTCAGCAGGTGCAATAGGTATTCCCAGCAGCACAACTTTAAAAGGACAGTTTAAAAATATCAGCCATATTACTGGATCAGACGTTTCTAAAGCTTTATTCTATTTAAATGATCACTGTGGTTTAGACAATGTTACTCTTTATGGTATTACAAGCAATTCTGCTATAGTAGCTGATCAAGCTGACAGCATGAGTACCCTCAAAGACATTGAGATTGAAGATTGCCAGAATGGCATTGAAACTAATAACATTACTGCTGTAGTAGATATTTATAACATTACTGCTCTTGGAACTATAACTAATCTATTTAAAGTTGGGCCAGGAAGAGTCAGAGCTAGGAGCATTGTAATACGAAGCAATACAACTGTAGAAACGATTTTCAGAGTTAATGGCTCTGGTGCTAATCTTCATACTTGGGGCACTATTAGTTATTCGCCTAGTGTGACAAATGGCGTTTATGTAACAAACAATGGTATTTCACATAACGTCAATACAGAAATCAACAACGCAAACTATGGACTCAGAGTTGCTACTGGCGGTTATGCTTATGGGTCTTCTTTCTTCTTGGATAGCACTATCTGGAATATATGGCAAGAAGACTCTACTGGTATTGTAGAACTAGACAGTGGAAGCTTTGAAGGTAAAAAGATAAAAGCAGCAGATTGGTCTAAAATAAATATTAGCTATATCAACTTAACAGTTGGAAATGAGGGCCAAAATATATCTCAAGAACTTCACGTAGGAGTACCAGAAAAAGGGAACTCTACCTCGCTTGGAGAAGGTCCTCCTATATCTAGAGGTATGTTAATTTATAATTATAATGGTAGTACTTACACTGATGTGACCACAGAAGCTTCAGATCCTACAACTGGAACTTTTACTTTAGGAACCTCTCTAAATAATGCTATTTACATATCTAGTGATCTAAAAGATTTAACAACGAGTGATTATACAAAATTCTTAGGAGTACATTTGAATATTACTCAGGCTTTCAATTTGGGTGCTGGCTCTATGGTTTGGGAATATTGGGATGGGTCATCTTGGACTCCTTTCACAGTAATGAGAAGCCAAGCATTATATCCTTATTTACCGTTTAGCAATAAAGATCCCATCCTTTTAGGAGATGGTCAGTTTCAAATACGATTCAACATAGAACTGATTAAGTCAGGCACAGGATCTTGGTCTAAAAATGATCCACCAAGTACTGGAACTAATAGGCATTGGGTCAGATATAGAGTATCTTCCGGAATCACTCAAGGAATCATAGTTCAACAAATTAAACTTCATACTAATACTGCTAAATTTCACGAAGACGGTTGGCTGACTTTCTTTGGAACAGCAAGACCCGTTAGTGTATTATTCTGGGACGCTGGTTTATTTCAACCCTTCGGCGGATCTACACCTGCAGATCAAGATTTATTCATTAGCGACAACTTGGGTGTTGGAAGAATAGAAAACCTTTTTGCTAACGGAGCTTCAGATAGAGTAGGTTTGACTTCTAATTTACCATTGGATTGCGATGTCAGTTGTCCGATAGTGTTCCAATGGTCTTGGGTAGCCAGTACGAATAGTGCAAATACTATAAACTGGATAATTCGGTATGGGTATAGTACTGATGGAGATTCGATTCACTTTACTACTGGTGCAGCTCCAACAACAGGGCCTAATGAGCTAGCTATACCGTTAAACGTGACAAACACTACAGCTGAAGTCCAAGTCACAAGCTCAGTCTTTCTAAATATTAGTAATACAGTTTCCAGAAGATCGGGTGGAATTGGAGATACTCTTTGGGCAGTAATCGAAAGAGATGGTGGCGGAGACACTTATGCTGGAAATGTTGCACTCATAAATGTAACTGCCAAATATTTCAAATGGTGCGATGGTGGACACATTGACTTATTGATGTCTGTGTAAAAATATTTTTTTAATTAAATTATAGTTACTATCGATTAATTCCCACCACCGAAATGTATCGTTGATTTGAGTTTCTTTGAACCATTTTCTGTGCTCTTCATGTCGAACCCAAAGTAAATCATATCTTTTACTTTTGTCAACTATGAGATTTACTTCGGGATCTCTTTTTGGGGTGAATCGCAACAAAGCCTCTATTTCATTGTGGAAATAAGATAAATGGTACATCTCGAGATATTGCATAATTTTATCTTATGAAGATTGCAATTGTAGGCTCTAGAAACTTTAATGATTTCGATAAACTTGAAAAATTCATATTTTCTAAAGTAAGCCTAGAAGAAATCGAATTAATAGTTTCTGGTGGTGCCAGTGGAGCTGATAACTTAGCAGAAAGATTTGCTTATAGACACAACTTACCAAAGAAAGTGTTTAAGCCCGACTGGAACAAATACGGTAAGTCAGCAGGATTCGTCCGGAATAAGCTCATCATAGAAAATGCTGATATTGTCTTTGCTTTCTGGGATGGCGAATCTAAAGGCACACTCATTTCAATCAACATAGCAAAAGAGCTTAACAAGAAGCTTTACATCTGTAACTTCTAAGATAATTCTACTTATAGGCACAATGCGGATATGGTATAATGGTATTATAAGACTTTGCCAAGGTTTTGATACGGGTTCGATTCCCGTTGTCCGCTAATGAAAGTTTGGGTTTATTCGCGATTGGTGTTAGCTGGTCCAGGTAAAAATGATTTCAATATCGAGATCTGGACTAAAAAACTAGAACATCCGAAAGATGTGCATTTTCCAGAAGCTGACGAATGGGATGCTAACAATTTAATTGAATCTATTTTTGATAACGCGAAACAATTTCAAGGAACGAACTTAAACATAAGGATTCATCGTTAACATAGCTGGGTCGCAAAGTGGCTTTGCAGCGGTTTCATAAGCCGTGCCGAAGGGCTACGTGAGTTCGAATCTCACCCCAGCTAAATGGAATTTGTACAAGGAAAGCTCTTAAAAATAAAGAGCATTGGCGGTTTAGGTGAATTTGCGTATATAGAAAAATTACTCCCAAAAACTGTGCGATTTTATCAAATAATTGGAGCAAGAGGACATTTCCCACAGGGAATTATTTTTAAAAGACTTTGGCCAATAAAAGATACTATGTATCTACTTAAAAATGCTAAATTGGCTACGAACAAAGATAAGAAAAAAATATTTGATTATATCTTCGACGTTATAATCAATAAAATTGTCTAAAGGAAATCTAGATGGTCGACAGAAATAAAGTAAAATCATTGTCTTCTTATTAGGACTATAAAGAGCATACTGCATATATAATTAAAATGCAAACATTCTTACCATACGGTGATCCAGTACGAGTCGCTAAAATCCTTGACACAAGACGTCTCGGCAAACAGCGAGTCGAAACAATAGAGATAGCTCGTAAATTACTAGAGATCAGTAAAGGCAAAGGCTATACAAATCATCCCGCAGTAAAAATGTGGAAAGGACACGAAGTCTACCTCATCAAAATATATCTTCGAGCTATGCTTGATGAATGGAACACCCGTGGATTCAAAAATGAAAAATGTGAAGAACACTATAAAGAACTTTATCGTATGGTAGTAGCAAGACGAGCTGTTCAACCTCGGTGGTTCAGCGAACCAGTCTTCGAATCACATCGATCGAGACTCATTCAGAAAGACCCAAGTTTTTATAAACCGCTATTTCCCGGCACACCAGATAATCTCGAGTATATCTGGCCCGAAGCTTAAGATAATTTCATGAGGATATATCTTCAAACCCCCGCTATGAGTAGCTCTAAGACTCGATTAGTAAGAACGACAAAAACTAAGAGCAGCATAGAAGATAAAGATTTAATTAAACAAATTTTCCATTCTCCATATTTCTGGGTATATGCAATAGAATTAGACCTTTCTAAGATTTACGATAAATAGGAGGTACTCATGACTTGGCATTAGACTATGCACAAGAAAGAGTACAAAATAAAATGGACTGCCTCTAACAAAGAGTGTCGAGTGGCAATGTGGCAAAAGTATCACAGTAGCCGTTGTCCCATTTGTGACAGAAGAATTTCTGGTGGGTTCAAAGAATATAAACGATACACTACATGTAACGGACCATTTTCAATGAAGTCATTCAGAAATTGGAAACACTATAGAAAGCATCAATGGAAATCTTGAAGCTCAGCATGCATAATGGACGGATCGCCGATAGAGTTCCCAGTAGCGATAAGATAATACTATGAGACAAGAAGAAATAAGGCCTGGTATGTTTCTCACTTTCACATTTTGGAAAAAAGTAAAAGAAGATGATGTCCGCCAGCAATTCGCTCTTCCGGTTATCTATATTATCAAATCTGATCCTGCTATAGAATATTGGAATACCATCGATTTAAATATGATGGAGCAACGACATTTATCTTGGCATGCTATAAATAGAGAATTGGTAGAATATAAAGGTGATTTGGACCCTATAAAAAAGAAAATTATAAAAGTAGCATTCACTAGCTAAAGATAATTCTTCACATTAAATAACGAAAGGACAGCTAATATGAATCGACTCGGATGCCATATCTTGGTCGACGTGTATGGTTGTGATTTTGATGAAATCAATAACGAAGAACTCGTCACCGGAATAATGATCGAAGCCGCTAAGATAAGTGGCGCTACTATTGAAAATGTCAGCGCTAAAAAGTTCCAACCACAAGGGCTGACAGTACTAATACTAATCTCAGAGTCTCACCTTTCTTTCCACTCTTATCCTGAAAGTCAAATGTGCATGATAGATATCTTCACTTGTGGAGATCACACGTTTCCAGAAAAGGGAGTAGAATATATTCTATCTAAACTAAAACATGAACACTTTGAATGCAACATAATCGAACGAGGCAAGCTTTTCTAATATATATTGTATATGTTATTTGTATATGTTATTTATAGACCCGCAAATGTCGGGCATCTAGCCCGCAAATGTCGGGCATCTAGCCCGCAAATGTCGGGCATCTATACCCGACACATTAGACGCAAGATAATTTAAAGATGTCGCGGCAATAGGAGCTTGAATGGCCCGATTCACAAAACCATATTCTAAATATGAAGGCAAGTTTTATGATATAGTCTTAGGTGACAACTGTTACATTGTAAAATACATAGGTATCGATGGTGACAACTATCTCATATTTACATGTATATTCATAAGCTACGATCAGGGCCCCTATCTAGTCAAAGACCAAAGATTTGCCAGACAGTTCGATGGGAATCAAATAAAGATGCCAGATGATGCAAAGAAGATAATGTTCAGATTGGCTAGAAAACTAATGAGGTCAATTTTTATAGATAGTTTTTATACCCAAATCGTTTAAAGTCTGGCTTAAGTTTTTCTTATTCGCCGACTTAAATAGCTCACGATAGCACCTTAGTTTTCACTAATTAACAAGGTATTTACCTCAATAAAAACAAAGATAATATCAAAGGCCTAAATTGGCATTGAGGAGATATAAAATGAGTTGGAAAAATTTGATAGGCTCTATTAAGGAAGAAGTTAATCAAGACTCTCCTATAATTAAAAAGAGCAAAAAACAAGGAATACCTTTATTCGAAAAATTAGCCAGAGAGCTAGTTGATGACAGGATAGATGAAATAGATATTAAAGGTGCTGTAAAGAAAGTTGGAGTAGTTATAAAAACTGGATGGCAAAAGCTGACGGGCAAAATTAAAGAAGTTGCTATGAGAGGTTTTAAATTCGGAGTTGCCGTTGGTAAGACAGTAGCGAATAAATTTGTATTATTCAACAAAGCTGGAGAAATATTGACTCCTCCTGCAGACAATGCGCAAATAAAGCCTATAGCTTCTGGTAAGAAAACATTGACGCTTACTTATAAAAGTAAAGCTGGTCCAATGGATATTCACATGGGCGATCTTCTCAAGATGGGCTTTGGTACTCAGATAGACAAAAACGGTATTGGCATCTTCTATGTTGTTGAGCCTAAAGTTGCTGGAGTACAAGAGGGAATAGACTATAAGGCATCTGAAATTCTTTTAGAAGATAGAGAAAAAGAAAAAGAAGAACTTGCCGCTATGTCTGAAATAGATAAATTAGTATTTGGCTCATTTTCTGGTGAAGGAGCTCAAGCTTTAAAATCTTCTTCAGAAATGCCAACTAAAGCTGCACCAGTAGCAGTTAATTATGATGACTTTCAAAAAGAATTAAACGATCTTCTGAAGAGAGTAAAAGAGGGAATAGTTCTTAAAAATAGTAAAATAAAAACTCTTGCAATTTATGCACCTACTGGGTGGGGAAAATCAGAAATCATAGAGCATACGGCAAAAGCTGCTGGATACCATTATTTTCCAATAGAGCTTCAGAAAGTTGATATAAACATTATTCAGGGCTTTCCATATCTAGAAGATGTTGAAGCCGCTGATGACGCAACGAAAGAAGATAGATTACGAAGAGCGATCAAAATAGTAAAGATTGCTCCATCTGAACACTTACCACCATCTGAGCATCCGGGAAACTGGTTACTATTCTTTGACGAGTTCAATAGAGCAGACACCGAAAAGATGTCGGCAGTTATGAACTTATTACTAACTGGTGAGCTTGGTGGTGCTGCTAATTTAGTTCGAGATAAAAAGACTGGTGAAAAGAAACTTGATAGATATAGATTACCAGAAAAAACGGTAGTACTTCTGGCAATGAATACTGGAATGCAGAAAAACATTTCAGATGCAATGAACGCAGTAAAAGACTTAGACATTGCAACTCTTGAAAGAGTTCACAGAGTACTCCAAGGAAAATATCATGGACCAAGCTGGTTCAAGAATTTTGCAGCAAAATCTTTTATAGCGGAAACGAAAGCGGGTCACAAAGTACCCATACTATCAAGAATTCCTCCAATTATATTACACTATATCAATCAAGAGATGAGAACTAAAACGGGCATTGATCCTGAGAAACCTTTCTTAATTCCAGTAAAAGTAGCATACGATGAGAAAGGCGAATCTCTTGGAGGCGGCGGTGAAAGAACGACTTCCCCAAGAGCTTGGACAATTATAGCAGACACTATGATTGAACAAGGTATCGATCAATGGAACTCATTAAGTGATGAGTCTAAAAAGAAATATATGAAAGACGCTGAAAAAATTAAGAAACAAATAGAAGAGAAGGGTATTACTGATAAAGAAGGAAATAAAGTAAAACTTCCAGAAAAAGTTGAAGATTATCTATTTGCCGCTTGGGTCAATGATGCTAGAAATCAAGTGAAGCTTCTGGCAAATCAATCACCAGAGCTCGGTGACGAGGGAATGGAACTTATAGGTAAAATGATAAGATCTTTCATGAGGAAAGGGAGAGAAGGTATCAGCGATGAAGATGTTCTATTAAACTACAAAGCTATTAGAGAGCAAGTCAAGAACAATTTTACAAATCTTGGGTTTGGAACTAAAGCAAATTTACTTGCCAGATTATTTATGGCTCTATCTAAATTCAAAAATGAAAAGCAAGTTACAGATTATATGGAAGACAAGAGTATTCCTCTTCTTTCTAAGCAAGGATTAATTGAACAGTTATTTCAAACTATCAAGGCTCTATACAAAGACTTAGATTTTGCTCCAGATGAGTTTGCTTCATTCACACACTTAGTGGAAGAAGCCGCTAAGAAGGGCGACAATGAGCTACTTAGATCATTGCACCAGAAGATGGCTGGCAAATGGGAAGTCTATTTAGACAACATAAGAAAGAAGTTGCAGACTAAGAGTCAAGTAGAAAAAGAGCTTGAAAAAATAGCAGGCGGTAAAGGTAAGGCTGGCGAGAAAGGTGAAGAAGGTGAAGAAGGCGAGAAAGGTGAAGAAGGTGAAGAAAAGAAAAACGAAGATATTAGAAACTTTTTGAGAGGCTTGAAACTCTAATGAAAAATTTGTTCCAAGTAATATTAGAAGCACAACAAAGCGATCAACCTACACAAGCTGAGTTAGAGCAATATAGAGAGAAGTTGCAAGCTAGTAAGACTAGTATACCAAGATCGATTGCAGCAATTAAACCGCATCTTTTTAATACAGGAGAATATGAACTCTATGAGTTCATAGAAAACTGTGAGTTTTGGAAAGTTCAAAATAAAAATGGTCCAGGCTGGCATGCAACTGCTGGCGTTAGAGTGGGATCGAATAAAATAGAATTTTATTATGATGAAGAGTTTCTAGATAAATTGGCAAAGAAGCCGGGTCAATTAATATTCTTGATAGGACATGAAGCTTCTCATATTCTGAGATTCCACATAGACAGATCAGTCGCTGCAAATCAAGAAGCAAGCTTAGCGAATGTAGCACAAGATATGATTATTAATGACGATATATTATTGACTGACAAAGTAGCTGGTTGGAAGCCAGAAATGATAACTAAATCTACTGTTATGGAATTAGCTAAGGGTGAGAAAGACGGAGCTTTTGCTCATTCAATTCCAGATAAATTCAGACAAGATTTTAAAGAAGTTGGACGAAAAGCTTATTATTCAGAAAATATGTACAACTGGCTAAATGCTAATCCAAAAGAAAAAGAAAAAGTGACGGGTCCTGGAGCTCCACAAGAAGTAGATTATTTTGAAAAAGGTTCATTAGTAAAAGTAAATAGCGGCCCGCATAAGGGCGAATATAGAAGAATAACTGAAGTCAATAAAGATGGAACTTACGAAACTGAGCCAGTTGATATACAAGCTGAAATAGAAAAGGTTAAGGGCAAATGAATATAAAATCTTTATTAGAAACTCTTGAAAATAGAGTTTTATTAGAACAAAAGGAAACGTTCAAACAAGGCGAACTTACTCCAGTAATCATCAATCCTCCAACTGGTACCCCGTCGCCACTACCACCACAGCAAGGTGGAAAACAAATAGACGTAGAAGTAATAGATACGGGTAAGCCACCTCCTAGTAAAGGAGCAGGGGCAAGTAAGCCTGGTGAAACTAGCGGTAAAGAAACTAAGAAAACAGATAAGCCTGGTGAAGGCGAAAAAAAAGCCGCTGCTTCACCAACAATAGATTCTCACGAAATTTTTAATAAATCAGATCCATCTGAAGCTAAAGAGATGGCAGAAAAGATCCTTGAGAAAGCTGAGGCAGAAAGAAAAGAAAGAGGTGAAGATTTAGAGAAATCTGCTGGAGAAGGTGCTGGCAATTTTATGGATAAGCTCAGAGATATTCACAAACCAAGAATAAATTGGTCAGTTGAGTTAAAGAGAAAGCTCACGGAATTCAAATCTAGAACATCTACAGCTATAAATAGATACTCTAAAAAGAAAGCAGAGAAATACAAAGAAGGCGAAGGAGTAGTAAAATCAAAAGCCTATCATCAATGGTTGAGAGATCCAAGGTCTCATGGTGGTAGCAAAATACTCTTCAAAGGACCTTATGTAAAAGCTCCGATAGGTGAAGTCATATTGATAGTTGCTCTAGATACTTCTGGATCTATTCCAGAAAGTACGATTGGTAAAGTATTTGCTGAAATGGATAAAATAGCAACGAATTTCAAAAGAGGACTTACCCATGGCGGAGTAAGCATGGAAGGCAAAGTCTACTTCATGACTTGGGACTCAGCAGTAGCTTCTGTTGATGAATATAAGCCTGGAGAATGGAGAAAATATAAAGAGGGCACGAAGAAAATCAAAGGTGGCGGAGGAACAGACCCAAGTAGTATATTCGATTATTTAAAGAAGCATACTTTATTCGATAGGGAGAAACCAACTGCGGCTTTGCTTAATATACTGAAAGAACCAGCTCCAACGGGAATGAGTAAGCACGATATAGTAATTCCCGTTAAAGGCGGTTCTGAGAGTCCTTCAGCTGTTATGTCTCCTTTCTTGTTAATAGCTACAGACGGTTTCTTCTTTGGGAAAGTAAATGATGCAGATTTAGGTTTGTTATACAAAGATAATGAAAAGAACATACTCTATTTAGTTATAGATGGGCAGACACAAGATTGTTATCCTAAAAACGTAATAGTGTATGAATCAGTAAGAGCATAAATCATGGAGGTTAATGTGATGGAAATCAGAAAATTCCTCGAAGAAATGGAAAACAAAGGTAGTCTTCTTTTCGAAGAGGGAAAAGAGGGAGATAAAATAAATCCCCAGATGAAAAAGGCTTTACAGTCTGCTGGCGTCAAAGCTCAGTGGATTTATCAGCCCGAAGGATATGACTTAGTCGTAATGGAGCACGATAAAGACGGCGAGAAGAAAGATAGTTGGTCTATGGCATTCTTCACAGAAGCTGAACTCGGTGGTGAAGAAGGTGAGCAGATTTTCAAGGAAAACTTGAATGAAGCTGAAGTCGGTATGAAGATGGTCGATCAAGTCAAGGGAAATTTTCTCGATATCGTTCAGCTAGCAATTGAAGTTGCTTCTAATAAGAAATACAAGAAAGGTTTCTCTTCTCAGCTAGTAAAGCAGGCAACGTCTGCATCTAAGTCGAAGAAATAATTGATCTTTTAAATATTTTGAAGTGGAGGTGGTGGCGGTGAAAGAAACAGAATATCAAGAACAGCTGTGGGACATTGAACTGCAAGAGAGGAGATTCAATTTAAGCTATCAGAAAATAGCAAGGAAACACGAGAAGATTGACATGATGCTGAAAGTCATTTCTACTCTGTCTCAAGGTTTTGTTGCTGACAAAAAACTTAAAGATGATGCTCTCGATAAAGCAGCTAAAGTGTTGAATAAAGAATTAGAAACCTACAAATCTGACATTGCTTAAGCAAAGGCTCCTCTTTACTGAGAGGAGCCTTTTTGTTGGAGATTAGATGTTAAAATTAGTTAGTCCACAAAAAGCTATAAAATTGTGCAAAGATGTGACTGATATAGAAACATTAATAAAATTGGGTGGCGATCTACTTTTTAACAATATATTAGAAATATGTCATAAATCTCAGGGAGTAGGCTTAGCTGCTCCCCAAGTTGGTATTTATTATAAATTCTTTATAGCTTATCTGCAAGAGTATAATAATTTCGGGGTTTATGTCAATCCTAAGTATAGACCCCTCTCTGACCAAACAGTTGAGTCAATCGAGAGTTGTTTGACACATGGTAAAGATAAACCATATAAAATTAAAAGGTATCATAAAATTTTAGCTGAATGGCAAGATATTGGACTTGTAAAAAAGATACAAGAGTTGAATGGAATGTCAGCGATAATTTTCCAGCATGAAACAGATCATATTAATAGTATAACTATAGCTTCTATCGGAGAACTAAATGTATAATATAACAGATAAATTAATTCACCTAAATCAATATACTAGATCAGGTAAACCATTGTCTAGAGTTTGTAGTCTAGTAGTTCATTGGACAGGTTTAGCGAGTGGAAGCAATAATGGACTATTCAATTGGTTTGATAAAGTTTCTGTTGAGACACAAAGGTACGGTTCAGCACATTATGGAATCGACAAGACAAGCATTTACAGATTTATTCCCGATAATGAAATAGCTTACCATGTTGGAGCTTCTAAATATACTGAATTTGCCAAAAAGAAATTTTGCGATCAGTATCCCAATCAATATTCTCTGGGAGTCGAATTAAATCCTGAATTCGCTAATGGTGAATTTCACGAAGAAGTATTGAACAGAGCAGTTTGGTTGTTTGCTGAATTGTGCAAAATTTACAACTTGAATCCCATGTGTGAAATTATTAGACACTATGATGTGACGGGAAAAGATTGTCCAAAGTTGTTTATTGATCACACTGAGAAATTCTTGCTCTTCAAAGAACAAGTCAAGGAAGCAATGTGATGTTTGGTTTTCATGAGCTTTTCACTCCAGACGGTCTAGCATTTTTGATTTTTGAATTCGATAAAGATAAATATGATGTTTGGGATGTAGGAGATGGGTCTTTCGATATTAAAGTCAAAAAAGTATTATTTTGTAATAACAAAATTTGTCCAAAAACTGTAAACCTATCACAAGGGGAACTCAGTGAACTTACACATAACGACCTACATAAGTTGTCGCATATTATTATAGACAGGATTTTTCTAACTACTAGCGTATATCAAAGACTTAGGTCGCATAAATAACATATCTTGTGGTTAAGCTTTCGCCGTTAAAAACATACAAATAGTTTCGATGCTTCTATATAATGTAAGTAAAATCTTTCGTAGGAGCGCAACATGACTGTTAAGGAAATCAAGCAGGCTCTTGATTTAATTCTTCTGAAGTCGCCACAAGTTATCACTCCTTATATTCATGGAAAGCCTGGAGTAGGGAAGTCAGCGATTACTCATCAAATCGCTGAAACCAGAGATATCGGTTTCATCGATCTCAGACTGTCTCAACTTGAAAGTTCAGACATTCGGGGTATTCCAACTCCCGATCATAAGAACGGAAGTTCTCGGTGGCTTCCGCCAGAAACTATCCCGTTCGAAGTTTTCGAGAATTTGCCTATACCCAGCGACCCAAAAGGACGAAAGTTTTCTAACGGCGGGATCCTTTTCCTCGACGAAATCAACCGAGCACGTTTCGATGTTCTGCAATCAGTCTTCGAGTTGGTTTATGACCGCAGAGTTGGATTGCACAAGATTCTCGATAATTGGTTCATCGTATGTGCAGGAAACCTCGGTGAAGCAGACAAGACAGAAGTTACCGAATTCACTGATGCAGCTCTCAATAATAGGTTCATCCATTTCTATGTAGAAGACCAGGGCCTCTTTGACTGTTGGGTCGAATGGGCAGAGAAAGAAGGCAATGTTCATTTCGACGTTGTAAATTTTATCAAGACGAAACCTTCAGCTCTTTACACCGAATGCAAAGACGACGATGTAATTTATTGCACTCCTCGAACTTGGGATAAATTTTCTCAGATACTCAAACAGAATACCGAAAAAGATCCTTCAGATATTACGAAGATAATCGGTAAGAGCATGCTCGGACCTACAGCAGTGGGCTTCTTAGACTATCTGAGACAAAAATCAAAGATCTCACCTGAAGATGTTGTGCTTCGGTACCAGAATGCTGAAATTAAAAAGAAAGTCAAGAACCTTTCTCGAGATGAGAAGTATTCTTTATCGAACGAGATCACCAATTATATTTCTCAACACAGAAGTATGGACGACAAGAAGATCGGCAACATTCATGAGTTTATTAGCAAAGAACTCGAAAAAGATCACATGATCGCCATTTACAAAGTTCTCGTAAATATTCCTATAAAGTATAATAACAAAGAACAAGAATTCATGGCAGTTTATCTCGATCTTTATCCCGAGTTCAACGCCAAAATCGCTTCTATTTTGAGAGAGAGCCATGCCTAAAAACGTAATGCCAGAAAAGATTTCGAATATTTGTGTAAGATGGCAAGACGGTTCTACTTGCCCATTCTTCGCCGAGTTCCTTCTGAGATTTAGGTATCGCGAAGATAAAGCTTGTTCAACAGTTGGTATAGCTTTTAACAAACATAGTAAATTAGAGCTTGTATACAACTCTGAATTCCTTGATAAGTTGACTCCGACAGAGGTTGAAGCCGTCTGTGTACACGAAATAATGCATGTGCTCCATAAGTTCGACGATAGATTAGGAACTAGATTTTTCGATCTCTTCAACGTAGCTCAAGATGCTTGTGTCAATAAAATCGTAAACGAAACCATAATAGGTAATAGACAACTTCAGATTCCAAAAGGTGGAGTAGACTTTGCGGAGATACAGAAGATGGGTTATAAAGGAGAAGCAATTTCTGAACCCGTCTATGATTTCTTAGAAAAGAAAGCTGAGAAGATTTATATTGTTTCAACTGGTGCAGATGGCCAACAAGGCGAGGGAGATAACACTTGTCCAAATTGCGGAGGAAGTGGTAAAGCAGATAACGATAGCGATGGTAATGGTCAAGGCGAAGGAGATGGAAAATCTGGTTCGAAAAAAGGTAAGTCTGGGCAAGGAGATGGGAAAGAACAAAAAGAATGCCCAGTGTGCGGCGGATCTGGAAAACTACACGGTAAGAAAATACTTCGCACAACTGATGACCACACTCAAAGAAAAGAGAAGCTTACCGAAATTGAGAAAGCCATTATTGAAGATGTAATCAACAATGCTCGAACCCGTTCATGGGGCACAATGAGCGGTAATATGCAGAGCACGATCACAGAACTAATTAAAACTAAAAGAATTCCGTGGCAACAAAAATTAGCTATGATCATGTCGAGATATGTGCATCAGTCAGGTAACGTTTATGAAAATACATGGTCTCGCAGAAACCGAAGAAGCTTACCACTTCCCGGAATACGAAAGATGTCGAAGAAGATAGTAGTTACTGTAGACACTTCTGGAAGTGTTTCAGACTATGATATTAAGATGTTCTTCGGTCAGATTGAAAAGATTGTAAAAGACTTTTCTCAAATGACTTTGATACAATGGGACACAATTGTTCAAGGTGTAGAACTTTATAAAAAGGGCGCTTGGAAGAAAATCAAAGTAAAGGGTCGTGGAGGCACTGATCCCCAAAAGTTGTATGATCTTCTCAACAGAGATTACTCTGACGTTTCAGCTGTAGTGAATTTCACAGATTCGTTTTTTGATTGGGGGTTCAAGTATTACGGCATCAATACAATTTGGGCCGTTATCAACAACCCAAATTTCAAAGCTCCTTTCGGTCAAACTATTATTATAGACAAACCAGAAAGAAGCGACCGGAGAGTATAATTATGGTTAAGATTATTATAAAGTTTAATCTTTGGTTAGATAGCTTGAAAGGTGATAGGCGACTTTTTGTTGCTCTAGCAATTGCTCTACCTCTTATAATTTTAGGTACTTGGGTCCAAACTATCAATGATCCTTACACAGGTATTTTACTCATGCTAGTTTGGTTTACTTATTGTATTGTTATATTGTTCATTATTTTATGTCGCTTTGCTTATTTGAAGTATAAACGTGAAGTATCACGAACACGCAAACAAAAGGAGTAAGAATGTCGTTGCAGATCAATAAAGCAGATATGGATCAAGCTTGGGTAGATAGGAAGAATAGCGATAAGTTCTATAAGTATCTCTATGACATCGCCAACCACCAAGTTTCTAAAAAAGGCATTGACTTTTATGAGCGATCTGAATATGTTCAATTTGCCGTGATGAAATGCTTTAAACATGAAGGTGCGTTCACACCGTCTAAGGGTGCTGCTTATTCTTTCTTCTGGAAACAAATTTCTTTGGCTATAGCTTACAAGCAAAGAAAAGAAGCTCGAAGAAATAACAAAGCTCGAACTTTTTATGTTGAACAAGAAAAAGTTCTTGACTGGATCGAGCGTGAGCACGAAAATAAAGGAGTACCTTTTTCTGAGATAGTGGGCATTGAAGAAGTTCTTAAAATTAAGCGTGCATTCAAGAGATATAATAACGAGCACAAATCTAAACTCAAGCCCAACAAAGAAAATACTGTCACAGTTCTTAAGTGGAACACAAAGAAAAATCCAGAATTTCTAAATGATTTCACCACACTAAAACACATCTTCGCGAGGTGGGTTGAGTGTCCCGCGAAATAGAAAAACAAAAAACGATAAATCTACTTAAGGGTAAAACGTGCCCAGATTGTATCTATTATTCTTCTGGTGATAAGTGTCAAGGGGCCGAAGATCTCCTCTTGCGCGCGACAGAAAAAAGACAGTGCCCAGAAACATTTTCTTGTGTAAGATGGATATCTAGAAACGAATTTTTTACTCGGAACTTAGGTTTGAGTCTAACTGTCCAAAAAGGAAAAATATTAAAAATTTCTATTACGCCGGTAGGTAATAACGCGTGACTAAACGAGAAATAGAGAAACAAAAAATTATAAATCTACTCAAGAATAGAATTTGTTCAAACTGTGCTTTTAATTCTCCCATTAATAGATGCCAACAACCTGACTCAGCGGGACAGTGGTACACTGTAGAATGGCCAAAAACACTTTCTTGTGAAAGATGGAGGAGTAAAAATGATTGGAAACCTCTTGAAATTGATGATGTTCAAAAATTAATTGAAGAATCGGGAAAACTAATTAAGCAATATGAAAAGACAAAGAAAAAATGGGGAGTCTGAAAAACAAAGAGTTATAAATATACTTAAGGATAAAACTTGCCAAAACTGTTATTATTTTTCCAGAGAATGCGTTTTAGGCGTTTTAGACTCTTGTTCAAAATGGAGATCAACTCAAGTCTTTCCGCCACTTAGTGATCAACTCGAATAGCTTCGTATCTAAGATATAATATAAATGTATCAAAATCTCTTAGGAGGTTAAGAAATGATCCTTCTGAATGACGGAGTTTTCGATGTCAAAGAAGAGGTCCCTTCAACTCGGTTCTGGCTCATGGCTAAGCTTCGGATCGGAGATCAGTTTGATAAGAGATGGGATATTTACGTCGACAACATCCGAAAACGCCTCATGGAGAACATGACTTACAATGGTCCGGACATCGCACCCAGTGAGGTCACCAAAGCTAAGAAAGAAATGGTGGATCAGATTCTTATCAAGTTGGAGAATTCAGCCTGGAAGACAATGCCGGCAGAGTTTCTTAAACAGTTGGATATTCCGAGAGTTATCAGGAAGTAACTATTCACATTAAAAGCCCCTCAATCACTGAGGGGCTTTTTTATTTGCTAAAAAGGAGGGCGAGTATTTCACTCGCCCTAAACGTTTAGAGTTCTTTGATCTTGTCGATCATTGCTTTGATGATTGCAATTGCATCATCAATTTGGGCGCCATCTGCCAAACTAACCATTGCTTGGTCAACACCTGCTTTTACAACTGTAGCAATTTTGTCAAGCTTTTCTTCTTTTGCTGCATCTTTGAAAAGCTTAAGTACAATTACAGCTGCTAGTGCTGCAGACACTACGCCAAGGATAACTGTGAGAATCATAAAGACACCTCCGTACTCAGGATTATATAAGAGACTGAGCTATACCCAGCCAATATTATCTTTAGTCAGACAGCCAATTTTATGCGCATATATAACAACATGAACAGACCAACAAAAGAAGAGATTTTAATGAAGACTGCATTGCTTTATGCTGAACGCTCAACTTGTATCAGAATAAAAGCTGGAGCAGTTATATCTCTCGGAGGTCACATCATCTCAGTCGGCTACAACGGAAATACTCCTGGCAAAGAACACTGTATAGAACATTTCGAAAAAGAATATGAAGATTTAAAAAAGATGGGAGTAGTTTTGGCAAGTACTTGGGAGCAATTCTTACAATCAGATTGGCTATTAAAAAATCGTCATCACGAATGGGCTCTTAAATATGAACTGCACGCAGAGATGAATGCAATCATCTGGGCAGCTCGTAGAGGGATTGCCGTAGAGGGAGCTGATATCTACACAACTTATTCACCGTGTCTCTTTTGCACAAAAGCAATTCTCCAATCTGGTATCAAAAGAGTATATTACAACCAACTTTATGATAAGCCAGAGGGTCAGAAATCGCTTGAAGTTTTAGAAGAGAACGGCATATTTGTACAGCAAATAAAAATATAGGAGTGATTGATGCTTTTGAAATATAGTTTGATTCGAGAGGTAGAGTATCCAATCAGAGGTCACGCAACAGATGCGGGAATCGATTTCTTCATGCCACAGATAAATGAAAAATTCATCTCAGATTTTAATGCGCTAAAAGCAAATAAAGGAGCTAGATTGGATAACGAAGAATTAACTTTGCTTCCAAGCTTTAATGCTTTGATACCATCTGGCGTGAAAGTAGAAATACCGTTTGGCCACATGGGACTCTTTCTTAATAAATCTGGAGTAGCTTCGAAAAAAGATTTGATTATCGGCGCTCAGGTCGTCGACACTTTTTATAGTGGCGAAATTCATATTGATCTGCACAATGTGGGATCAGAAATAATCATAATTGTACCGAATGAAAAATTAGCTCAGATGGTAATTGTCCCCGTTCTGAATTGTGATCTAACTGAAGTTTCAGAAGACATGTTATACGATTGGATGAAAGAGAATGAATACAGAAATGAAAGCGGTTTTGGTAGCACAGATAAGAAAAAGTCTTAAGTTATTTTTTAAAAATAAAATAGTCAGAATAGTAGCTTTGTCTTTAGCTATATTCATAGTAGTAGGTTTAATACTTTTCTTCGTTCCGAAATTAATAATAAGTGTAATCTTGCTTGCCTACGGAGGTGCACCTAATTTTGCTGACAAAGCATTAACAATAGCTGTTCTTCTTCTTAATGCAATTCTATACCCGATATATTTGCTTGAAAGTGTGAAAGCTTATAATAAATATGAAAAAATTAAGTCTCAAAGAAAAAACGATAAAACTTTTAAGAAATCAAACTTGCGCCAGCTGTTCGAGATCTTTAAAAGCGGCCAATAAATTTTGGTGTGATATTAGAAAAGATTATTACGATTCGAGACATGGATAAAGAAATCCGAAACAGACTCAGTGGTGAGCTTCAGAGATTATCTCCTGAGGAATCAACGTATCTCAAAGAAGAAATCAAAGCGTTAACTACTCATGAGAGTAGTTTGTTGCGATAAAATTAAAAGAAAAAGAAATCAAACATCTTTTTTCAGATTGCCAATACATAATTACTCATATACCAAGAGCAGGCAAGAATGACGAAGAAAAACTTAATAGAATTTTTGCAGATGAGATCGAAAGAATTAAACAGCGAAGAGCAAACTTATTTAGCTGAAGAAATAAAAGCTCTCAAAACTCAAGAAGATGATCTCAAAAATCTTTTAAATTTAATAGATTCAAAGTCTAAATTAGAAAATCATAATAATGTTTTATCATTGTATCTTCTTGGCCTTTCTGAATATCCCAAAAAATTAAGACATTATTATTCGCTTGCCGATATGGCCGATGTGGACATGGATTTTAGTCCCGACGGCCGCGACAAGATCAAAACATGGCTTAAAGAGAAATTCGGCGAAAAGAATTGTGTAAGCATTGGAACTTATGGAACTCTTGGTGTAAAAGGCTCAGTCCAAGAAATTTCTCGGGCTTATGGGATAAAGCCAAGTGAATACATTCAGATTAGCAAATTAGTTTCTGATGACGACAAAGATTTAGACGTAGATGAAATCAGAGAGAAGTATCCCCAAGTAGAAGAGTTCCTTACCAATCATCCAGAAATTACTGATACCATCATAAAACTTATTGGAATGAAAAAGAATATTGGTCAACACGCTGGTGGTTTTGTTGTAAGCTCAGATAATGTATATGATAACATTCCAATTGTAAAAGCTAACAAGGGCGATGTTACTGGGTGGCAAGAATCTGGTGCTATAAAAGAATTAGAGGCACTTGGTTGGATTAAAGTTGATATTCTTGGTCTTTCTTGTGTAGAGCAAATCCGGTTATGTGTTGAAGAGATTAACCGAAAATATCCAGGAGCTATAAAAGGCGATCCATATCTTCTTCCTGTGGACGATCCCAAAGTATATGATTTTATTAATACTCTTCAACTTGAAAACGTGTTTCAAATGGAGTCTAAAGTTTTCAAAGAAGCAGTAAGAATGATCCGACCGAGAAGCTTGCAAGATATATCAAACATTTCAACTTTGATTCGGCCTGGAGCAGCCTGCACCGTTGAAGAGTATAAGAAATCAGAGAATGTGAACTTCAAAGAAATTCCGAAATGTTTGCACAAAGTGTATGACCACACTCGAGGATGGATGTTATACCAAGAACAGTTGTTACAAATATTAAAAGAACTTGGCGGATTTTCTATTTTCGAAGCTGACAAAGTTCGAAGACTTGTAAGAAAGATCGGTAAAGCTAAAACTTCTGATGCAAATAGAAGTGATATGTTGAAAGAGACAGATAAGTATAAGACAATCTATCAGAAGCATGCAACTACAAAAATAGTTGAAGAAGATAAGTGGCTTCAAGCGAAAGCTGAGAAATATGCCAATAGCCAATGGGAAGCGTTAATGGGTCAAGCAAAATATTCTTTCAACATGCCACATTCTTATGCATATTCTTTGATGGGTTATGTTCAAGCTTATCTTAAATGTTATTACCCCATAGATTTTTGGACTGCTGCATTAAATACAATCACTAGAGGCTTAGAGAAGCACGGTGAAAGCAGTTTGGGTAAATATATAAACTCTATCGACTCAATGGGCATACCAATCGAAAAACCCAACGTGAATAAGTCGGGTATAAATTTTGAAGGCGATGAGGGAAAAATCTATTTTGCTCTTAGCTATATCAAAGATGTTTCGAATGGTGCCGAAGAAGTCATGAAATATAGACCCTATGAAGATTGGGATGATTTCTTGAACAAAGCTGTTGAGAATAAAATTAATAAAAGAATAGCAAAAGGTTTGATCTTTTCTGGTGCTGTAGATTTTGAAGATGATATGGAAGCAAGAAGTTATAAGTGGGGTCTTTATCTGAAAGAAAAAGCTAAAGGCAAAAAGAACAAAGAAGAACTTGAAGAATACAAAAATAACATGCCAGAGAAATATGAGCTCATACAAATGGAATATGAATATTGCAAATACAGTTTTACAGGCATCGATAAGTTTTTGCAGAGTTCAAAATATAAGAATCTGACAACAATTTCTGACAGAGATAAAGCTAAAAAACTTTGGGTTCTTATTGGGTATATTTCTGACGTCGCAACAAAGAAAAGTAAAAAGTCTGGTAATGAATATGTGCTAATAACTGTTACAGATTTCAGAGACGCAATAAGTGTTTATGCTTTTGGAGATGAATTTAGAAGTAAAATCCTCGGTACTTATAAAAAAGGCCAACTCATAAAGATTGGCGTTAAAAACGAATCTAATTGGCTCAAACTCCCTTTTGAAAACGAGTATAATCATTGTTTCCCAATAGAGATACTTTCATCTTAGTATCATCGTGTTTTAACTGGACGAAATCATACTCAGAGAATATCTGAAGTATTTCTTTTTGTCTCTTTACATCTCTATCGTTTAGAGAGCCATTTTTATAGTGCTTATTCTCATTCCACTCTATTATAAGCTTCAGATCAAAGTTGATATAATCAACCCAATATCCTAATTCTTTTATATAGAATTCCCCACTATTAGTAGCATATCTACCAGATGTGTCGTGTGTCAAATCAAACTTTTCAAAGAATTCACATGCGGATTTGTTGAATGTGGGCATTATCCCACAAGTTGATTTTAGATAGCTTATCTGAGCTAATCTTAGTCTTCTTTTAGTTTCATCACTGTGTTTTCTCTCGCCACTTTTTGCATAACATTTAACAGAGCAATATATTTTAGCTCTCTTTCTTTTTCCATTGATTCTTCTCGGTATCTTTTTTCCACAAGTTTTACAAAATATAGATTTCATCATACTCTTGTGCTGGCACTTTAAAGAGCAATATATCGCTCTATTGATATGGCCATTACTCTTTCTATATTTCAGTATTTTGCTACATATTAGACATAATTTTCTCGGTAAATTTTCTATCTTTTTCATTATTCATCTTCCCTTGGAAGCATCTTATTTTATCTTTAGAATGTGCGTCCTAATCTAAGATAATTGCATGAGAATAGATCGTGTAATAGATTGGTTTAGTAAAACTGATGCTTATCTGTTAGAATTCTTCGACTTCGGTTCGCCGATATCAATCATATTAGAAGCAGACGTTATATACTATCCTCCCGCTAAATTTACACCTTTGCGTAACGTCGACATCAATAAACTCAGATTAATGAATAGAGGCAGAACTACTTTCTCTGTAGAAAATAGAGAGAATAGGTTCGACAATATGCGATCTGGGTGGTTAAAGGAAACTAAGACTGCATCTAAGTTCAAGAATATAAAACCAGATAAATTGACTTGGGGCATTCTCAGAGGAACGTGTACCGAGCACGGTAGAGAAGACTCAAACATGCATCAAATAATAGATATGATATTTATTCAGGGAAACAAACTATGAAAGTAGACAAAGCAGTAGATATGGGCAAAAATGGTGGTCATTCACCACAACATTGCACAGTTAAATACTTTAGTAGAATAGGTAAATTGAGATTCATCCTTAATTTAGATTGCGGTTATCCACCAGCTGGATACGAAAAGTTAGAAACAGGAGAAGATGAGGCATATCAAAAACCAGAAGATAACTTCAAAAAAGAAGACGCTTGGGAAGTAGCTATGGTTTCTAAGTTGTTTCTGAACAAAAGTGCCAAAGCAGTTGATATAGATTTTTACAGTGATCCAAATGACGAAGGATTCGATGAAGAACATGAAAGTTGGATGGAGGAATACAAATACTCTTGGCCAGCCTTTGCATTTGAGAATAGGAAACCAGACAAATTATTTTGGGACGGTATTTATAGGGTCAGAAAGAATTTCATAAAGAGAATTTTCAGAGGAATTGCTTAATGGAAGCTAATGAGATTAAATTTGAAGACATTGAGCTCACGACTTGGTACAGCATTTTATATAGTGAATTTGGCGATTTTTGGATGATGATAACAAAGAAGTCAAAGAATGAACATGAAAGTATATCTTTTTCTAAGAGCGAATGGATTGAACATAATGGAATAGTAAAAAGAAGAGATTGGCACCAAGGTGAATTTGGGACTATCGGAGCTATTAGAAAAATAAATGAAGAAGGCTGGGATCTCATCAGTCAAAAATTATTCAAGTCTATATTTAATCCCAATGTAAATATCTTAAAAGAAGCATAATTCTATTCATGCAAGATTTGTCTCGACATCCACAATTTCAACTTTTAATCAAAGAGATTGATAAAAGTTTAGTACCTGTTGAACAATTCACAGAAATAGTTATTGAAAATATACCCGCAGCAATTCTATCTTTCGACTATGAATATCTGCAGACTGCAAATTCTAACGCAAAATTAATGCTCGAATTTATGGAAAAATATTTAAATGAATTAAATAAAGGCTATAAAGAAACTGAAAAATCTCTAATAGTTCTCCATGAAATAGGCAACAAAAGAGATCCCTTCGAAATGCCAATTGAGTTTGAACTTGCCTATTATGATATGATAAGACCTATAATTAACAGAATCAAAGACTTAAGGGAAATAATAAGTTCTACAAATAAACTCCTCACATAGTTTGAAATATGAAAGAATTAAATCCTAATTATGTTCAACTCCACACTCATTCTGTCGGGAGTCTCCGCGATGGGATCATGAAAGTAAGAGACCATGTGCAATTTGCTGTTCAGCATAAAAAGAAATTCGTATCAATAAGTGATCATGGATCTATTTCAGAATGGATAGAGCTTTATACTGATTGTGCTAAAGAGAAGATCCAGCCCATTTATGGAATTGAGGGCTATATTCATCTCGACCGAGACAAATATCTCGAAGAAAAGAACAGCGGTAGTAAACCAGGTCACATTCTTTTGTTAGCCCAAAATGAAATCGGTTTCAAGAATATAGTAAGAGTTCATAATGATGCCTGGCAGCATTTTTACAAAAGACCGATAATGAGTTATGATTATTTATTCGATCATACAGAGGGTATTATTGTTGGTACTGCTTGTATGGGTGGCACTCTATCAAAGTACCTTATAGCAAAAGATATTGTGGGAGCCGACAATTTCATAGAAACGATGAAAGAGAAATTTCCAAATAGGTTCTTCGTAGAGCTTATGCTTATTGACATGGACGAACAAACAGAATTAAACAGACAGTTGATTCAGATTGCTAAAAAGCACAAAGTTCCCGTGATAGTTGGCAATGATCCACATTATATGACAGCTGAGGACAATAAAGCCCACCAAATATCTTTACTTCTTCAAAGCAGTCAAACCGTTAAAGATCTTGAAAGCGGTAAAGGCTGGTCATTCTCAGCCCAAGACTTATGGATGAAGACAGAGAAAGACCTTTATCAAGACTGGAAGAAGAAGTATAGCAAAGATCCAATCTTTACTGAAGAAGTATTCGTTGAAGCAACTTGGAACGTAAAGAAAATAACCGATACAATCGAAGAAATCTATTTAGAGCATCCGCCAAGATTACCGAAATATAAAAACGGTAAGAAGCTTCTTGAGCAAATTACAGTTGATGGTTTTGCTGAAAAAGTTGAGGAAGGTATAATTCCCCAAGATCGTGTTGATGAATATATAGATCGTATCAAGTATGAGCTCAAGACGATAGATGATTTAGATTTGATAGATTATTTCTTGCTTATCAAAGAGATTCATACTTTTTGTGATAAACATGCAATAGCAGTTGGTCCTGGAAGAGGATGTTTTATAAGAGGATCAAAAGTTAAGACAAAAGATGGATATAAAAATATAGAAGAAGTACAAATTGGAGATGTGATATATAATAAAAATGGAACTGATTTAGTCGTAAATAAGTTTGATTACGAAGTAGACGAAGATCTGTGTAAATTAATAATAGACGGCCAAGAAATAATTTGTACTTCAGAACATAAATTTGAAGTACTGCGAGAAAATAAAGTTTTTTGGATAAAAGCAAAAAATATAAAAGTTGATGATATGATAGTAAAAATAGACACTTACCAGAAAGATAAATAAGTGCTTACTTGGGGGTGTCTAGTGGGCAACAAGCAAAAATTCCATAAGAGTACAATTTACCCCAAAGAAATATACGATTTAAAAGTTGAAGAAAAACTTATACCCTTTGAAATTGCAAAAAAATATTTTTTAACTATTTTTAACTCTAAACTCGTTGTATGCTATAATTGTGTAAAATGCGGTAAATCTGGACATACGCAATTTAGACACTTAAAAAAAAGAAATACAGATAAACCATATTGTAATAATTGTTGGCTCAAGATGAAGACATCTGAAAATACTGCATGGCTAAAAAAGAACTCAGATACTCAGAAAATAATTCAGAATACCGACGAGGTAAAGAATAAAAATAGAAAAGCAGTAAGCTTATTCTGGAAAAATAATCCTGAAAAAATTATTGAGATGAGGAAAAAGATCTTATCTAATCCTAATGTAAAAAATTATAATTATAACCATGGTTTTTTTATTCTCGAAAATGGAAATAAAATTCTTTTTGAAAGTAACTACGAACTTTTGTATATTTTATATTGCGACAAAAATAATATTCTAATACGAAGATTCGAAGATAAAGATCACTTCATAAAATATAAAAACTCGATAAAAAATAAATTGTGCTTATATAAGCCAGATTTTATAATAAACGAAAAAACAATAGTAGAGGTAAAGGGATCTAAAATAAACAAAGTGCTTTCTTATCAAATACCATTTTTAGAAAAAAAAGAAGCTTTAGAGAAATCAGGTCGAGAGCATATATTTTTATATAAAGAAGATATAAAGAAAATAAGTGGTATAAATAGATTTAGAAAAGGTAATAGAGAATTTGATAATTTAATCCTTTCTCTCTTGACTAGGAATAAAATAATTATTTCTTCTAAGAAATACAAGGAGTACTATCATGTTGGTGGGTAGAGTTGAGAGTGTAAGCAAAGTGAAATATGTTGGCCGAGTATATGATTTGGGAGTGGAAAGAGATCCATCGTACAACGTTGAGGATTATATAGTACATAATAGTGTTTCAGCATCTTTGGTAACTTTCGTTATAGGAATAACTAAACTCGATCCTATTAAGTATAACTTTATTTTTGAAAGGTTCTTGAATCCAGCCAGAAAGACGAGGTTGAAAATATTCTGATGAAACTATTCAGAAAAGATAAAAATGAGATAATCCAAAAGAAAACTCTTAAAAATGAGATAATTGATTTGCTCAGAAATCAATCATGTCAAGGTTGTAAATATCTTTGCATATCGTATGATACTACTAGAAAAACAGAATTTAAATTTTGCACTTTAGATACTAAAAATGGTTGCATCTTAGATTCAGAAGAAGTAAGAAGTTGTGAGAATTATGAACCAAGTATAAGAATAGCTGAAATTATCGTTCGACCCGATGATGGCAACAAGATAATATCAAAGGTAGACTTAATTCATTTATACGACAACAAAGAGATCAAATTTTTGATAGAACAAAAAGGAGATGATTTGTTGGGTCGTGGTCCAGGAATCATAAGTTACCATATGCGACTTTACTTGGAGTAGACTGTGGTTGAACAATCTGCAGGATGCGCAATAATAAAACATTTTAATGGAGTGCCGCATATACTCCTTGCACATGCTGCTGGCAACTGGAAACTTAAATTGATGGGTATTCCAAAAGGCCATGTTGAAGCTGATGAAGATCTAAAGAAAGCTGCTATCAGAGAAACTTATGAAGAGGTTGGGATCAAGCCAGATATACTCGACTATCTCGGTTCAGTAACGACTAATCAAGGTAAGAAAGTTCACGGTTATATCGCTCTTATGAAATCTGGCGATTTAGATGGTAAAAAAGCTACTAAGTTGCATAGATCAGAAATAGATTACGCTAAGTTCTTTCCCATCGAAAATGCGGTCAATATGGTTTATGTGTATCAAAGACCTTTGATACAGAGAGCGAAAGAATATATTGAACGAGAACATCTACGCTAAATTAGCAACTATTAATTTTCTAAAAGATTGGAACTGTATGAACTGTGCAAGATGTACAGTTCGAGGCAGAAATAAAAAAGTTGAGTTAGTACCGATTATCTCTCGGTCAGAACAAAGAGCTTATACTACATGCTGGGACTGGGCGCCTAGAGATGTTTTTCCAAACCAAGAAGACGCAAATATTTTCTTTTCTAGAGAATTAGATTACCCTGAACTATACAAACAAAAAACATGATAACTAATAAAAAAGAAAATACGATAGCATTACTTAAAGGTGATATCTGTAAAAACTGCATTTTTCTTATTCATAAAACAATGATAGATATATTAGAAAAAAATTATAAATTTTTAAAAAGATATGTAGTTTTAGAGGGCGATTATATATCGCTTAAACCACCTCATTGTGCTTATCTACATAATGGTCTCTTTACTCAAAAAAGCGAAGTCGATTTGTATGGCTGTTGTCAACATTATGTAGCTGTTATCCCTCATGTGAATGCTTCGATTCGAAGATATAATTAAACTATGACACTAACACGTAAAGCGAAGAAAATAGTCAAGACTCTCCAGAAGAATGGCCATCAGGCCGTTTTTGCTGGAGGGAGTGTCAGAGATATGCTTCTTAGCAACACTCCTCACGATTACGACATAGCCACTTCTGCTACCCCCGAACAGGTCGAGTCTCTATTCAAGAATACCAGGGCGGTGGGAAAAGCTTTCGGTGTAATACTCGTCAAATACAAGGATGTAGATTTTGAAGTGGCTACCTTCAGGTCTGACGGTCATTATAGTGATGGCCGTCGACCTGATGAGGTCGTATTTACTACAATAGAAGAGGATGCTGCTCGCAGAGACTTTACAGTCAATGCGATGTTCTACAATCCTATAAACAAGCAAGTCATAGACTATGTTAATGGTTTGCAAGACTTAGAAAACAAAGTTCTTCGGTTCGTCGGTAACGCTGAAGAGAGAATAAACGAAGATAACCTCAGATTACTTCGAGCTGTAAGGTTCTCTCTTAAGCTCAACTTTGAAATGGACATTGCCTCTTTCAATCAAGTACGATTCAACGCTGAGAAGGTGCAGAACGTAGCGCCCGAAAGAATACGCGAAGAACTTATGAAGATGATAGAACTCGGCAAACCTCGTAAGATGATACAGCTTCTGTTCCAAACGGGGCTCATGCACCAGGTACTACCTGAAGTGGTAAATCTAAAGGGTTCTCCTCAGAATCCTGAGTTCCATCTTGAAGGAGATGTTCTAGAGCACACTATACTCGTGATGGAAAAGTTAGTTGGGCAAAATCCTTTAATGCAACTTGCCGGCTTGTTACATGACATAGCGAAACCCACTACTCTAGTCATAGAAGATGGGAGGCCTACCAATAAAGGGCACGATGCTGCAGGTGCCGACATGACTGAGACGATAATGCTTCGACTCAAGTTTTCTAATGATGAGATAGAGTTCGTGAAGAATCTCGTAGCCGATCACATGAGGCACCACATAGCGAAAGAATTTAGAAAGTCTACTCTGAAGAGGTATCTGGCTTTGCCTTACTTCAACGAGCTTATGTTGTTGAATGAAGCTGACACTCTGTCTGCTTCTGGCAATCTGGAACACATAGAGTTTCTCAGAGAAAAAATGAGCGAATGGAAGCCCGAAGTAATAAGACCCAAGCCTCTTATAACTGGTCTCGATCTTATAAAGCTTGGGTATAAGCCTGGTCCCATATTTACTACTATACTAGACCACGTATCAGATCTCCAACTTGAAGGTCAGATAGCAAATAAAAATCAAGCTCTGAGGATGGTAAATGAGAACTACCCGCTGCCACGATAATGACAAAGAAACGATCAAGAATGTTCTTCGAAATCGAGCTTGTGGAAACTGTGAGCGCCACCGAAGTTTTAATAGTAATTGGCAACATTGTGCATTGAAAAGATACACACCAGAGTTCAACGTTTGTTCGCAGTGGAAAATGAGTTGGTCAGCTAAGGCGACTAAGCTTAATAATCACAGAGAGAAAATTGCCAAAAAGCGGAAAGCAAAGAGAGAAGCAAAGAGAGAAACGCCGAGCCTCATCTCTTAAAAGACAAATACAGAAAACAAAAAGTATTGAAGTTATAAATATCCTCAAAGAGCAAGTATGTAGTAATTGTACTCACTCGAAGACTTGGGGCAAAAGATCTTGCCAAAATCCATTCAAAATCAAAAATCACAAATCAACTGAAGCTCCCGAAATTAAAACTTGCAGACTATGGAAATTATCTACTAACTATAAGACTATAGATGATTGGAGAAAAGAACGTAACCGCATAATTAAGTAAAACTTGGAGGATGTCTGTTTGAATATATTAGACTTCGAAGCACAAAAATTAGATGCTCCCATTTTAGAGAAAGTCTTTGAAGTAGTAAAAACACTTTTTATAAATCGATACAAAGATTACCAACCTACAGTCAAAGATTTAACTCTTCCAATTGACATAGATACATTCGAAGGTCAAATAGCAATGAAAGATTACCTTGAAATAAGAGTAGTCGAAGAGTTGATGGAAATGCGTGAAGCACTTGTCTCGCACAAAGAAGAGAACGAGATGTATGAACATGTTTACGAAGAAATTGGTGATTCGTTTAATTTCCTTATCAATTCATATATCCTCTATGGATGGGATCATACTCGTTTTGAACCAGTAGAAAGATTGTGGAATGACTTTAGAAAAATTGGTTCAAATGGTACAGTTGATAAAGCAATCTTAGAAGTAGTTTACAATATTGGTCTAACTTGTAATAAATTAAAAATCCGTCCTTGGAAGAAAAGTCAATACCTTACAGACATGCTTGTATTTGAAGATAGATTTGAAAAAGTTTATTATTCGTTTATAGAGTTAGTGTTTAGTTTGAATGTACATCCCGAACTTTTGTGGAGTATATTCAGTAGAAAAAATCAATGCAATGAATTTAGATTAGATACAGGATACTAATGGATATAACTTATATAGAAAAAGAATCTATCACATATGAGGTAATAGCAGAAGAAATGGAAAGACCCGGCTATTTAAAGAATAGAGTTATGTACAGATTCTGGCCTATCGGCGACGGAGATTGGAAGCTACAAATTATAGACGGTAATAAAGCACCTATAGAACCGATAGTTATTCCAAAAAAAGTTATAGATAAAATATTGAATGTGAACGTTAAGGGGGATTTGAAAAAATGAAAAGATCAACGCTAATATTGATGGGAGTTACTTTTATCTTAATAATTATATTTATTCTAGTCGTTCACTTTGATTGGTCTCTAGGGCCCATCAAGATCGGCAACAAAGTTTATTATACTCCATCAAGTGAGAAAGCCCAAAACGATATTATCTTAGTATCTGGTCCAACGGACGTTATTGAAGCTATCGAAAGTATTCCTCATTTAGATGGTTGGAGAATAGATGCTGGTTCGTGGAGCTTTGGTGAAGGATATACTTTGCATCTATCAATTGGTAATGAAGATCTTTCATTTAGAAATAGGAAAAATTTATCAGATTTTTTCGAAGACATAGAATGGGCAAAAACATTCAAGGCACAGTAAAAAGAGGCGGTCTCACAAGGATGAATATAAATAACTCTATGAAGCTAATCGAACGCTTTAATTTCTTTAATACAGCAATGTTTTTTGAATGTGGTGACGGCTGGTTCGATATAATATGGAGTCTTTGTGAAGAAATAGAAAATAATTTAATCCAACAAAAAGAGAAAGACCCTAAGCAAACTACTATAAACATACTAAAAGATAAAAATAATTTTTTTAAAGTGGTACAAGTCAAAGCAAAGTTTGGGACCTTAAGATTTTATATCGAAGGCTCAGCAAACGTCGAAGAGATACATCGTTTTATAAATGAAGCTGAAAATAAATCAGCTATAACTTGTGAAAAATGTGGCAAGCCTGGAAAATTGATGGCGAAAGGAAAAGGGGGTTGGGTCACTGCTCTTTGTAGAATTTGTGCAAAAACTGTTGGATATACTGACGAGCTATAGATTAAGTCAATCGTGTGAAGAGAATATAGTTTTTATTATTAAAGGGCAGTCTTCACGAATTGGTTTATGAATAGAACGTCTCTCCCAGTCGCCTAATTTCCACCACGTTAGTCTAGCAAAGCCACCGTCAATAGCGATAGACCAAAATCTAACTTTTGTAGCATCTACTCTATCTACAATATGAATATCATAGTTGAGATGAGCTCCAGAAGTGCGATAGGGGAACTCAACTAGTTCTTCTATAAAAACCATTCCCGGTTTTAAATCTTCAAATTTTACCATATACTTTTAATTACCCAATGAAAATCATCGCCGGTGTTGAACTCCCGTATCCGGAACGCCCTTGGAACCGATACCATTTCGTTCCAATCATATATAGACCAATCAGAAATCATTTTTGTTTTATGCTTCGTATCAATTATTAGAAAAGTTACTATTTTAATTGTTTTAGTTTTTGTTACTGCTTGTTTTGTTTCTTTAGCTATGAATATATTACTATGTCTAATATCTATAAAAACCATTCCCGGTTTTAAATCTTTAAAAGAAGTGTTCATTGAAGTGTTTTCTCGATTAAAAATATGTTTTTAATTATACGGAAATAATCACTTTGAGTGATAGCTCTTTGTTTAGTTCTGCTCCATTCACCTTCACTCCAAGGTTCAACTATAAGTTTTCGTATCTGAGTATCAATTGTTTTAATAATGAACTTTCCAGAACGACTTGAATAATCGTCAATTATATTTATGAAACTCTCTGCCTCAGCATTAATTAAAATCATGCCCTTTTTAAGTTTTTCCCAAGGAACTAAATTCATATTATTATCTTAGCATATATAATAACAAAGAAGGTGAATGACATATGTTAATAGACCATTTAAAAAGAGAAATACTTGTAAAAGAAGAAGAATTAATGGCCTCCGAAGCGGGATTCACTATAGAAAACTTAGATCAAAGTTGCACAATTTTCTTTACTACAATAGAAC